AAGGAAATAAAATGCCATCAGAGTTTATTCTGCACTTATTAAGGAAGATTAAACATAACAAGGATATTAACACGAAATACTTCACAAGGGCTAGCAAAACAATCGCTAATATGCTGATCATCGAGGAACAAATTTGGCCTTTATTTGAAGCAAAGGATATATTATGAAACGGATCTTAATTTACGTGATAACATTAACTTCATGCACCGGGAATCTTCGTCATGCAAGTAGGATGCACGACAGTGCAATGCTATATTTTGATAAAGCATCTATAGCCCGTAATTTTTCAATGAAGTACATTCACACCGATGGTTTAAAAGCCGATTCATTTGATAATATTGCTGATAAATATAGCAACATAGCCCAATTATATTGTGATTCATTTAACTATTTTAATGTTAGAAGATTTCAGTTAGGAGGCAAACCATGAAACGGACATTTACACAGCAGCCAGTTACCCCGAAAGGCTATACAGGCAGGGATTACAATAAATGGATGGCTTATGTCAACCAGCAGGTCAATAAATTAACCGGCACTAAGCCGATGGAAAGGTTAACGCGATGACAAAAGAAGAACAATTATTAGCAAGTATAAAATGTGCTTCATGCGATGAACATATTTTAAACGCTGTAGAGACTTACAACGAAAGTTCTGATCTCTATAAAAGTATCGAGTACTCGTTCAGATATTTAGTACTATTGAACAAGGACAAATCGGATAAAATTACTTTGGCTGAAAGAATAGCTTTATTCAATGATAAAAATGAAGCACTTCATTTTTTCGAACGAAAGATCGAAGAATTAATCCAACAGGATTATAGCCGGTTTTTCACGCTCAGTATAATTGATCTTCAAACTTCATTATTTACGGAGAAATATATCAATGATTAATTTTATACCAAAAGTCGGTTTAGTAACCGCAGATGCATATCTACACGGTGCCGGTACTTTAGAAAATATCGGAAGTCCCGGTAAAATTGTATTTGTTGGAACACATTATTTTGTGCTGGAAGATTTATATCATCAAACCGCTTTTGTCGTGAATGAAGAAAGTTATTGGGTAATTCAAGAGGACGATTTTTATGAAGTTAGTAATTGAAGAACCGATTGTAGGTAGTGTTTTCTGTCATAACCTACGGTTTGATCAGCAGTTTGGAACATCTCGGGAGTGGATAAACTTTCGCAAAGCAAATTTGAAAACTACTGCTATTTTCTGGTTTACTCTTTCACCGGTTTATTGTACCGCCTCTGAAACATTGTACAATCCGAAGTGTCACGCAATGATAATACTTAATTGATATGAAATATATTGTAACAATAGACGGTGAAAGTTTTGAGTGTGAAGGAAGGATTATATTTCCTGATGAGTTTAAAATTGGAGATAGTGTAATCTGTTCTTTTACTGTTCGAGGCGAAACGTACGAGGTTAAAGGAGGAAATCGTGGTGACGTTATTTATGGAACAGCGAGTGATAAGATCATCCAATGGAATACATATCGCCAGTGGGCGCATTTGACCACTCAGGCGCGCAGGGGGAATTGATCTATGCGTATTACGAAAGCATCGACGACCCGATCTGTATGGAGAGTTGCACCTGTTCGATTTGTAAAGAAAGTAGTATAAGTAAAGCATATTGGTTATGAAATCAGAAGAAGGTTATAAAGTATTAGTTGAGCACTATCCTAATGTAGTGGAACTAGGATTAATATTGGGTGACGCTGAAGCGATAGTTGGTCAGTTTGGTTTAACAGTTTGCATTAATTTACCTGCTAAACGTATGAACCCTGCAGGTATAACCAATAGCACAGAAGCCTTAGGTTTTGATTATGAAGAATACAGGAAAAATTTTGTACATAATGATAAGCTTCCGATTATTAAATTTTCGCCTACTGGATTGACAGTAGATGTAGGATGGCTTGAACCAGCACTTTTGTCATATGAACATTTTAAAGGCTTTAGTTTTAAAAATAAGCTTTTTATATGATAAAGTTTATCGAACATGAGCAAACAGGTTATGCCATGCGTACCTGGGATAACGCCCGGCTCAGTGACCTCACAATTGCTTTTTCCGTTGACTTCACTACACCGGGAGAAGTATTGACCAGGAAAGCGGCATACGGGAAATATCACGGAATGTCTTTACAATTTTTTACACCTAAAGCACCGTCAATAATGAAACAAGGTGTGGCCGAGCTTCTATATAAACAAAAGGTAAAAACTTTAAATATCGCAGGTAACGGTATATACACTTTAAAGAAGTTTGGTATCACTCAGGATCAGATCAATGATTATATGACCGATTTTTTACGGGTAGTTATTTTTGAAATGTATGGGGAAGAAATTGAATTAAGAAATGGGGGCCAGACAGGTTTAGATGAGGCTTGTTGTGTGGCGGGTGATCGCCTGGGACTTGAAACGACTTGCCTGGCGCCGAAGAACTGGATGTTCAGAAATGAGCAAGGACAGGATATCTGCAACCAGGCCTTGTTCCTGAAACGTTTTGGAGATAAATATGATGTAACCGATATATTATGAAATTAAAAATAGGAAAACGTTATTTTTTGGACGGTCAAAAAGACGTGAGCGGTTTATATGCGGGTGAAAATAAAAACAGTTATTTGTTTGTTTCACTACATAATAATTTTTGGTATTTACCACTACCGGGTACAAATACTTATCCGTTGCCTAAAAACGCCCCATATGAAAAATGCGACGATTTGGTAACAGTAATTAATTTGTAGATGCCGGAGAAACAAACTGAGCAACGGTTTCGGCTGGCGGTCAAGTCTCGCGGCGGTTTAGCGATCAAGCTGGTCGCGGTCTCGTTCACTGGTTTGCCCGACAGACTGATTCTGTTACCCGGAGGACGATTATTTTTTGCGGAGTTTAAATACGGTCGCGGAAAACTATCAGTGAGGCAGGAAGCTGTTATTCGTGTGCTGAAAGGGCTTGGATTTGAGGTTTGGGTAATTAATCAGGAAAATATAGATGAATGTATTAAGTCTCTTTGACGGATGTAGTTGTGCAATGATCGCGCTAAAACGCGTAGGAATACCTGTTGAGAGATACTTTGCCAGCGAGATCGATAAATATGCTATACAGGTAAGTAAGGCGAATTGGCCCAATATTATTCATATCGGCGATGTTACCAAAGTACATTACTTTGAAGGTGTTCTGTACACGGAGTTCGGGCAGTATGAGGTCAGTTTTGCTAAAGGTTTGATCTGCGGAGGCAGTCCGTGCCAGGGTTTTTCATTTGCAGGCAAACAATTGAACTTTGAGGATCCGCGCAGCAAGCTGTTCTTTGAGTTCGTCCGCATCTATGAAGAAATAAAAGTCGAACATCCGGACGTAAAAGTGTTCCTAGAAAACGTGGTGATGAAGAAGGAATACCAGGCAGTGATCAGCAAAGCTTTAGGTATTGAGCCGATTTTTATAAATAGCGCTATTCTAAGTGCACAAACCAGAAAAAGGTTATATTGGACAAACATTGCTTTGGCTGATTTGCCAAATGATAAAGGATTGTTATTAAAGGATATTTTAATAACTGAAGGAATTGGTATTATAAAAAATCGTGAAGAATATTTTGAGCGTTCTGAAAAAGCAATGTGTTTAGACGCCAATTATTATAAGGGTGTTGATAATCATGGTCAAAGAACGATGGTATTTTTAACTGCGGCTGAAGTAGAAAGAGCTAAAATTAAATACGCCGGCAAAGTTTGGAAATCTGGTAATAGAATGGGTATAATGAAGTTCCCAGATGCCATAAATAAAAAAGCAAAATCTTTATGTTCAACTGTAATTAAGGGCGCGAGAGAAACAATTCATATCCAGGATGGTGATTCTATCAGAATGCTTTATACTGTTGAAGCAGAAAAATTACAAGGCGTTTGCGAAGGTTATACGTCCTCAGTTAATGATACACAGGCTTATAAAATGCTCGGCAATGGCTGGAACGTAGACACCATCGTTCATTTATTTGAACCTTTATTGTGGGAGGATATTCTTTGATCTACAAGCCTCACTTGTACCAGGAAAAAGGTACACAACACTTATTAGATAATCCTTACGCAGCTCTCTTTGCCCAGGTAGGTCTCGGGAAAAGTATTATGACGTTAACTGCTATTGAATGGCTACTTGGTACATTAGGTGTTGATAAGCCATTGATCATAGGGCCAAAACGGGTAATATCACACACTTGGCCTTCAGAGATCAAAAAATGGGACCACACCCGGCATTTGAAAATATCCGTGATCAACGGTACCGAAAAGCAGCGCATACAAGCACTTTACACTAAAGCTGATATTTATGCTGTCTCGCGGGATATGATCGCCTGGTTAGTTTTTTATATTGGTAAGAACAAAGGCAAATGGCCGTTTGATGCAATCATCCTAGATGAGCTCAGCAATTTTAAAAATCCATCAGCACAACGTTTCAAAGCGATCAAAAGAATATTACCGTATTGCCGCAGGGTAATCGGGCTAACCGGCACACCGGCACCCAACCAGCTTTTAGGACTTTGGGCGCAGGTCTATCTTTTGGATAAAGGCCAACGCCTCGGGCCGACATTCGGAGGGTTTAAAGATGAATACTTTCTTCCTGGCGCAAGACAGGGGCATATCATATTTAACTGGATACCACGTAAAGATGCTGAGGAAAAGATGTTTGCTAAAATCTCGGACATTTGCCTGAGTATGAAAACAGCCGATTATCTGGACCTTCCGCCACGGATTGATATTTACGAGGAAGTTGAACTACAAAGCTATGAGCGGTACAAAGAGTTCAAAGAAACCGAAGTACTACAGCTCAGCAATGACTTCAATCTTACGCCAGTTAATGCGGCATCCATGTACTCCAAACTGCTGCAGTACTGCAATGGTGCTGTGTATCGCGGCGATGGATCGTATGAAGTTGTGGACAACTCCAAATTGGAAGCATTGGCGGAAGATGTAGAAGCACTGGACGGAGATCCGGTATTTATTGCTTATCAGTTCACTTCGGATTATGAGCGCATGCTCAAAGCCATCCCAGGCGTCAAAAAAGTATCAACCGACCAGGATATTGATGACTGGAACGCTGGCAAGATACCGGTAGCCTGCGCGCAGATACAATCTCTGGCTTATGGCATTAATTTACAACAAGGAGGAAATCATTTATACTTTTATGGGTTAAATTGGGATTTAGAGGTAATGACCCAAATGTTAGGCAGGATTGACCGTCAAGGTAAAACTAAACCAACTATCGTGAAATATTTTGTTGTAAAAGATAGTATAGAGCAGTTGGTAATTGAGAGATTGGCGGGGAAACATGAGACACAAGAGAAGCTTATGAACGCTTTAAAACGATATTTATGAATGGTAAGGTTTATAGTACTGAAATAGATACCTGGGAAACGCCGGATTGGTTATTTGATGAGTTAAATAAAGAATTTAATTTTACACTTGATCCCTGCTGTCTTGTTAGTTCTACAAAATGCTTTAATTATTTTACACCTGAAGATGATGGATTAAAACAAGACTGGTCTGGTGAAACGGTTTTTTGTAACCCACCTTACGGTAAAAATACTACTAAAATTTGGGTTAAAAAATGTTATGAAGAAGCTTTAAAACCAAATACTATAGTGGTAATGCTGGTACCTTCAAGAACAGATACGCCTTGGTTTCATCAGTATTGTTATAAAAAATACGAAATCCGGTTTATTAAAGGGCGATTAAAATTTGGCAGTAGTAAACAACCGGCACCATTCCCTTCGATGATAGTAATTTTTGATAATTCTATTTCATATAATAATCACCGATAAACCCATCTGCCCGAACCGGCCACCAGGAAGCCCAGTCCGGTAGTTGTAACATGATTTCCTTTACTTTATCAAAAGAAACACTATCTTTAGGAATTTCGATTACTACCTCATCATGAACCGATAAAACAATCGGATATCCGGCTTTTTCAATATTTATAATAGAGTTCATTAATAAATCCCTACACGCTGCCTGAACTAAATTCTCAAAAGTTTTCGGCCCATATGTCTCAATGACTTTCCAGATACCATCCATTCCCCAGAAACATACTGTCTCGCGTTTACCGGGTTTCGGCTTTTCATAAGTAAGTCCGAACTCTCGCAGGTATTCATTAAACCTACTGGTATCATAAGCAAGTCCGGCTCTTTTGAGTAAATACTGATATTCTTCAGGCGTGTCTTTCTGAACCTTGCCGATCTTTACTGACAGGAATTTTACGTATGGGTTGTTTTCTTCGTCAAAGTGAATTTTCGGCATGAGTTTATCATCAACAACAGGCACTTTGGCGATATAAAATTTCTGCAGGAATGCTTTCTGGTAAACCAGGCATCTGCTGGATGGTAGTTTCATTAATAAATTGCCGTTCTTCATACCAAAAGCCACACCGTTTTTAACGGGTACCAATTGTCCTGTATTGATTGCCAATTTCGCGGCCGCGTCCATATCCCACCACATTTGTACAATCGCGGGGTTTGCTTTTCGCCAAGTCTTGACAAGTCCTGGAATCTCCGCTATGGGAATACGCTTTTTCGGATCCTCAATTGTATCGTTGTTTCGTTCCATGGCTTTTTCACCGCCGCCATACTGGAAAAGTAGCTCCGACACCTTCGATTTTTGCCGATCATCTTTAGTGATCTGCTCGATCGGCTTATGGAACATCATCGAACCTGAGGCTTTATAAATATCACCGCCTTCTTTAAAAAAGTCAATACGCCACTGCTCCCCGGCTAAACAAGCACTTGCAAGTGACTCAATCGATGAGAAGTCAAGCACAATAAACTCTTTACCAGGTGCAGCGACAAATGTTGGCCGTAACAATTGTGATAGTATATTTGACAAGTTCGGAAAGACCATGTGCAGGCTTTCCGTATCCCGTTCGCGCACCAGTTCGCGAGTATCGTCCAGAAGTTTTGCAAAGTCCTCATCGATACGCGGGAAATTTTGGGGCTGCGGGCCTCTGCCGGCTTCTCTGCCTGTTCTGTTTGCACCGTAGTATTGTATCATACCCCGGACACGTAAATCCTCACACGCGCCGTATTTTAGCGCCAGGTATTTAGTAATACTGGATTTGGACATTAGCTGCCTGATCTGAAGGATACGTCGTACCGCAGGATCTTCTTCATTGATCAGCATTTGCCGTACAGCAAGTTTATTTAATGTAGTGACTTCTTCCTCCATTTCAGCTGATAGCCATTCTTTCAGCTGTTTGGGGGAGTTGACGTTTGATAGCCCGGAGAGCTCAGTAGCTTCCTCGATCAGTTCTTCCCGGAACTCTTTATTAATAATGATCGCGGAATCAATGAGCTGCATATCTACCATTACCCCGCGTTCGTTCTTCCGTTCGTTCAGACACCAGATATGATGTTCTACCGCAGGTATTTTATACCACTGGCAGGCTTTATCAACATTCTGTTCGACCACAACATCCTGACGGTTATATTCAATGAATTGTTCCCATTTCTCCGGGTCATGTTCAGGTAAATTCCGGGTACGATATCCATTAGCCGCTGTAGGTTTACAAGGCATACAGAAATAACGGATAAGCGATTTACCTATCGGGTCTTTCTTTTCGATCAATCCTAATGCTTTACTGGCGTCATCCAGGCTTAAAGGTAAGCCGCACATGGCTGCACGGGCCTGGGTACATTCCCACTGTTCAGGAGGTGAGTAAATACCGAGAGTAATGTTCAGGTAATTCCGTTCATACGGGGCATTGAACGCTTTTTTAATATATTCCGGATCAGTAAGTGCATAAAATAACCATTCGGGCATTTCTTCACTAGTAAGATCGATAACTTCAACAGGCGAGTAATCAAGAGAATAAGCCAGCAAAATAATCTCACCGGACTCAGCGCGTTTATGTACGCCGTACTTAATATCAACCGGGCTGAAATCTTCTAAATCCAATGATAAACTATGAAGCATTTTCAGCCTTTCTTTGCTTCAAAATTATTGATCTTTTTAACCAATAAGATTTCATAAAACTTTTGCACAATTCACAACGACATTTATTTTTATTATACATAGAAAAAGATTTACCATGCTCCGCATACCTTCCTCTACGTTTTTTATTATCCATATCACGAATATTATCTTTTTGAGTACCTAAGAATAAATGATTTGGGTTACAGCAAATTTTATTATCACATTTATGAAGCACTAAAAGGCCTTTAGGTATTTCACCTTTAAAAATGGTATAAGAATATCTATGAACATTCCATAAAATACCATTTACTTTACCCCCTATATCAATGCAACCATACCCAGAATTTTTAGACCGAATTGCACCCTGCCATTCCCAACATTCTGTTTCAAAATTAACTTTGATACCTTTAAGAAGTCTTATCATACTCATAATATATCGGAATTTTCAAGTTCATCAATTTGCCGTTCGATCTCAGCGAGGCCCGCTTTTAAAGCGATCATCCACTCAAAGGCAGAGGCTACCCGCATTTTGTCCAGGGCTTTGATCTGCGCTTCGTAGATCAGTTTTTGCGATTGTAAGTATTCAAGTTTTTCCATTTCTTTTATTAATTTCCAGTTGCTCTAACCACATAAATTCATCAAACCATTTATCGAATTTACGTAAGATTATAAACCAAATTTCATCGTCTGTATAGATATTATTGAAATAACATTCTTTTTTAAAATCATCAACAAGCCATTGAACAATAGGAGGTTCTTCGCTGTCAAGATAAAACAGTATATCGTAAAAACGGAACCAAAGCCAATCAAATGCTTTCATCAAAACAAAAGTAAAAAATATTTTTTATTTTTCTTGCATATAATAAAAATAAAATATTACCTTTGGATATTGAATTTAAGAAACAATGGCACAAAAACAAAAATCACGATTTTCCGTCACGGTAACCTGGCCGCTGCCAATGATACAATTTGTACAGGGTAAGGTGTATGATGACAGGAAGATTAAAATTTCTCAATTAACCGAACTTGCTATGCAAGACTGGTTAAAGCAAAACGGCTACTGGGAAGATTACCAGGCGAGTTTGGCAGGAGATATACTATAAAGAAGTTTTACACAAGGGCGTGGCAAACGCGAGTAATCGGTAGTCAGTCAGGCGCTAACTTGGCAAGAATTATTTTAGCGGGTAATTTGATAGTTTTTGTGTAAACGATATTGCAATGACAAGCTGGAAAGACAGCTAAAACAATACAGGGAATAACCACCGGGCTGATACCCCGGAAACGAGTGAGACAGGCATCCGCTCCATTGGCATGTTGACGGTGTAGGTGAGCAACCAGTTATAAACTCAGGCATGAGGATTGTAACCCCTGTTTTGAAATTAAGAAACTTAAAAAGACAATATAATGATTAAAATTGAACTTGAATTTCCTACCGGCGCAGAAGCCCGTCAGGCGTTAATGGAATTATTAGGTGGTACTATTCAGATTGAAAGTAAACCGGAAATTTCCATAAAGGACGAAAAAATTACCGAAAATTTTGATGCCCTAAAAACGGAAGAAGGACAGCCAAGAAAACGTCAGACCAAAGCCGAGAAAACTTTAGCAGCGGCTAAACCTGCCATTGAGGAACAATTAGGTACTACTAATATTCAAGATGGTCCAACCATTGAACAAGCTAATGAAGAAGAGTCGGAAACTAAACAGCCTGTTTCTGCGATCACCAAAGAAATGCTGCAGGAAAAAGCAGTCAACCTGATACGTAACGGTAAAAAAGCCGAGGTGACGGAAACCATTAAAAAGTTTGGCGCTGACTCTATCTCACAAGCTGATAAGAACCCGGTAAAACCAGAGGATTACGCAGCATTGATGGACGCGTTCAACGCGATCGGATAAAATATATTCCGGGAGTAAAGCCTACAGACGGGTAATAATAACGTTATAAAACCGAACGAGCTTGCGAGGGCAGTGAAGGCTGCAAAGGTACTCCCGGAATATAAAAATTGTTAAACTGTTTAAATTGAGTAAAATGGAAAATTTATCAACCGAAGAAATTAAAAAATTAATTCATCACAAAGATTGCACCTGTGGTCTTTGGGCTACTGACCGCCCTTTAGAAAATCTTCTTACCGATTTTTGGCAGTCGCAAAGCGACATTTGTCCTTTGGAAGCAACAGAAGCTGAAAAGCAAGAAAATCTATTTAGAGAGTTCGTTCGCAAATTACAATTTCAAATAGAATATTGAAATGTCAAAACACGCAATCTTATCCCCATCGGCAGCGAGTCGGTGGCTGACCTGTACACCGTCTGCCAGACTAGAACAGGAATTTCCAAATACTTCTTCCTCTTATGCTGACGAGGGCACGCTAGCGCACGCCGTGGGCGAATGCATCCTGCGCCAGCTTTCCGGAATGATCACTTCAGCCGAGGCAGAAATGATCATGGCCGTTCACATAAACAACCAGTATTATAGCAAAGAACTGCACGATTATGCTGAGGGTTATGCGTATTTCGTGTGGAACCAATGCAAGCCAGGCAAAACGCACCTGTTCATTGAGACCCGTTTGGATATGACCGAGTGGATCGAGGATGGGTTCGGTACGGCCGATGCACTTATCATCGGTGAGAAGGTTCTGATCTTTGATGATTACAAACACGGCAAGGGTGTTCCTGTCTATGCCCCCAATAATGCTCAGCTCATGATCTATGCCTTGGGCGCTTATGAGATGTTCAAAGAGATATATGAGATCGACCGCATCCAGATGAATATCTACCAACCGCGTATCGATAATATCTCGTCATGGGAGATCAGCGTCGCTGAGCTTTTGGAGTGGGCCAAGAAAGACCTGAAGCCGAAAGCAGCATTGGCTTATGCGGGCGAAGGTGAATTTGCACCGGGAAAAGCCTGTACATTCTGTAGGGCAAAGGCAACCTGCAGAGCTCTGCATGATTATAATATGGAGTTGGCAGCGTTGGATTTTAAAAACCCGGATTTACTCACAGATGAGGAAGTGCTAGAGGTTATTGATCGTTCAGATATGTTTACTAAATGGATTGCTTCAGTTGAAAATTATGCTTTGGCAACCGCCGTCTCCGGTGAGAAACAATGGCCAGGTATGAAAGTGGTTGAAGGGAGATCAAATCGCAAGTACAATAGTGAGATTATTGTTGCCACAAAGCTTGAAATGGCGGGCTATGTTGACATTTATAAGCCGAAGGCGTTATTGCCACTGGGGGAGATGGAGAAGAAGCTTACAAAGCCTGTATTCGCTGAAATTGTTGAACCACTTCTGATCAAGCCACCAGGCGCACCAACATTAGTCAAAGAGAGTGATAAACGTCAGCCTTATAGTGTTGCTGCCGGAGAGTTTAAAGTAATTGCAGACGAAGATATATGAGAGCGCAACTTGTCGTTGAAGTATACGTAGAGTTTACTTTAAACAAAATTCAATTTGATCTTTTAACTGAGGCTATTAAAAACGGTGAGAAAAGCCATGAAGCTACAATAGGCCATTTCTGGTACGGTAACATGAATATGTTTAATTATTCAGATGCTCCTTATGATTGTTTTCTTTCATGTACTACCCGGCAACTCGACACGGTTATTCTAAAATCTATTGAAATGCTGAAAAGTTATTGCGCAGATGAAGAACAAAAGAAAATTTACCGTGAGATATGGGATAAGCTTTTCACCCTATTAAAAATGGCAATTGAGAAGCGCAATGAGTTAAGTTCTCAACAAACTGAATTTGAGTTATGATTTGCGAACTTTGCAACAAAGAAAACCCAACCACTTGTGATCAGCATAAGAACGGTTATTGCCTGCTTTTCAATAAGCAAGCCGAGAAAGATATCAGGCAGTTCGGTCCAAAAAGTTTTAAAACTTTAGCAGACCTGCAGCCGCATGATACCTTCAGATATAAAGGCTCAGATGAGAATGACTGGCATGTAGTAAGCAGAATTGATGAAAAGAAACTTTACTACGCAGGTGTTAATAACGAACAGAGTAATCACAGGGTTGAAAATGTTGAGGTAATCGTGAAATGATTAACAAAAAGAAACGTCTTTTACTTGGAAAAATTAAATCAAATAATAGTTCATTTGTTCATGAGGAAGTAGTTTTATTTGAATCTACTTTTCTCAATAGAACCAATATTTTAAGATGTTTCAAATATAGATGTCCTAATTGTAAGTTAGAAACTAAAATTTCAAAAATGAATTATGATCAACTTTTGTTAAGAGGCTCACTATTAGTAAAATGTAGATGTCATAAAAAATTTATATGCAGAAATATCTCATAGTTGATACCGAAACTACAGGTTTGCCGGTTACATATACCGCTTCATTTCAGGATGTGGATAACTGGCCACATATCATAGAATTGGCCTGGGAATTATGTTGGGAGAACGGAGAAACTATTGAGAAAGCTTGTGATCTGATATATCCGGATGGCTGGCGTTTTCCTGCCGGGGATTTCTGGAAAGAAAACGGATTTAGTGAGGATGAAAGTTTGTTGAATGGCGTGGATCCGATCATAGCTTTTACACAATTGGCAATCGCTATGAACTGTGCTGATGTAATGGTTTGCCACAACCTCAGCTACGATAAACCGATCATCGAATGCGAACTTTTCCGGTACAAAATATACCCGAAAGCAGTTCGCAGACAATTAGTGTTAAACAACGTTCAGATAAAACACGGATTACGGCCTGAGGGAGTTCCTTTACAAAAGGAATGTACAAAGTTACTGGGTACTCCGATATTAAAATTACCAGGCTTTAAAGGTGAATACAGCTGGCCGAAACTGGAAGTGGCTTATGAGTATGCTTTCGGAGAGAAAATGTCCGGCGCTCATCATGCTTCAACAGACGTTGAGGCAACTAAAAAACTCTATCTTTGGATAAAATCTTTAAGTGATATATTGTAAACAATTAAATTGAGTAAAATGAACACAGAGACAAAAGTGTCAACCCCTGAGTTATGTAGGTTTTCCTATGTAAATTTGACCGAACCTAAGTTAGCACCAGGTGCTACAGAACCTAAGTACGGTCTTTCTTTGATCATTCCGAAGTCCAATAAAAAGACTTTGAAATTGATTAATGCAGCAATTGAAGCCGCCGCTGAACTCGGTAAAGAAAAGTTCGGCAAAAGCTTCAAAGCAAAAAAATTGCCGCTTCGTGATGGTGATGAGGAACGCGAAGATGCTGCTTACGCGGATTCTTTCTTCCTTAACGCTAATGCGAAAAATCGTCCCGGTCTTGTGGACCGCAAGGTGCAACCGATCCTTGATCCGTCTGAGATCAAATCGGGCGATTGGGGCAATGTAAGCCTGAATTTCTATCCGTTCAACGTAAACGGCAACAGCGGCGTTGCTGTGGGCTTAAATCACGTCCAAAAGGTAAAAGACGGCGAACCGCTTGGCTCAGTAACCAATGCTGCCGATGAGTTTGATGAAATTGAATTTGAAGATGATGACATCATGTAAAATTATAAGGCTACCCTTGATCGGGGTAGCCTTTTTACTCCTTTGTAGCATCGGAGTAAATGCTCAGACTAAATCTGACACCACAATTAATAAAAAGGATATTCAAACTTTGCAGCGAAATATGCTGATCATTCAACAGCAGATACATAATCTGCATATTGACGGCATACTTCGCGATAAACTGGATAGTGTTTACCAGCAAAGTTTCTACATACTTACCCCGCGTCCGGAGACTAAAAAGGATGGTAAGAAAAACTAATTATTTTCAACGTCTTGCCCAGGAAAAACCCGACAAAAACTATTCACAAAAAGAGTTAATTTATCATTTAGAAATATTACCATTAAACAAAAAATCATGTCTGATCAAAAACACAAAACCGCAGTTGGTAGACTGCTTGCAGCTATTGGAGGGTTCGTAGTTGCTATTTTTCACAGTGCTGGTGCTGCATTTAATAATCTCCCGCCTGACCAGCAGAAAGCTGCTATTGATGGAACGAATATCAGTCAAATATTAAAGACCGGCTATAAAAATGGCGCTGAATGGGTACTCGGTGAAATCACTAAAGTAACTGGACTACCGAGTGATGTGGCTGAGCAAACAGTTCTGCATATAGCTAAAGAAAATGGCGTTAATACAGCCTCTGTACAGGAATATCTCGATCATATAGCAGATAAGATACAGGAAGGCGTAACGAATAACAAATGGAACGCTATTTGGCAGGATATAGCTAAGTTTGCCGCGGGGTACTTGACACAAGGGTCTTTAGATTGGGTAACCCTGTCTTTGGGTATTATCGAATATGCGCTGCAGACATTTGTCAAACTTTAACTGATCTTATAATAAATGTAAAAGCCTCTGAATTTCTCAGAGGCTTTTTTATTAAGTGGTTAATGTGTTTACAGGTTGTTCAGGCTTCGGTATAACGTTTACCGTAGGACTATCGCCTGTGACAGTCGGGTTACCGACATTCGATACTAAAGCATCATCTTTTTTACTACTGCCTTGTGAAGATCCAAAATAATACCCCGTTGCGGCCGCAACAGCTGCTACCATGGCGATCAATATCTGCGGGTCGGGCTTAATATTCCTGATCGAGCACATATAAAAATAGCCGAAGCCAAGCACTACTATAATGATTGCAAGTATTGGTTTGATATTGGTGTTAAGGAATGAGTTTTGATTGTCCATGATTTAAATGTTTAAGTAATTAGTTCCCGAAATGAAATTTCCGGCATTATATAAAGTTAATAAATCTCTCCAATTGTGCCCTAGTTTATTTTCAAGGTGCGGATAATCTTTGAAATTTTGAAAATCGCCGCCCCATTGAAATCCATAGCTTTTGAATATATTCACTACGATCATCCAGTTATGATCAACATCCCAAACATCTTTACCATTAACTTGTAAATGAAAGTCCAAAGCCATCGCATAATTGTGGTAGGATTGTCCCGGTTTCGCGTTACTCACAATCTCTCCGGGAGTTGTGCGGCCTTGTTGATATAGTTTATCACTTTCTTCAAAACTTCGGTAGGTCTGATCAATTATAGGATGAACGTCAACTGGTGTGGCTTTTACAGCCTCAGCATAGGCCTCTAACGCTGCCTGGCGTATTTTCGGGTGAAGAAGATTAAGTTTATCTATTGAGCTCATCATGATCCAAAAGCTATTGCAAGTGCATAGAAAAATACTAATGCACAAATAAACAAAAATATTAACATACCTACTGCTCTACTCATATTTAATCTTTGAAATTCTGTGTATTCTTAGTCCCGCTGTAGTGTCAGGCGCAGGTGGCGTAGGAGGTGAAGGCGCAGCACATGACGTTACCATGGGTGAGATGATCATGGTGCTGTTCGCTAACCCGTCAGAGCTATTATCGACTGTATTTGTTGTCCAGCCGATTGGTGTGCTCAATGATACATCATGATATTTATTATAAATCCCTCCGCTGTTCTTATTCCATGTGATATGATTATGGCTGATCTCAATGGATGAAGGCCCAGGATAAACATGCGTAGTTGTATAGTAACTGATACCGACAAGAGAAATATCTGTCCGTGAACTATAGATGAAATTATGATCCATCTTTGCACTACTGCCGGCACCGTCAACCTGCATACCTATATAACCACAATTGATTACATAATTCCCTCTAGCTACCTGGTACGCACCACCTGAATCGGTAAGATTAATCCCACAGGCTCCATTATTTCCCCCAGTAAAGCCTCCCGGACCACTTCCGTTCATAACCGTTTGGCCCCCAATAATTTCGTTGCCAATCACTGTCACGGAATCACCTACGCTCCCGTTGCATTTATAAAGGCTTATTTGATCGTGAGAATATTGAGTTACACCAGGATCTTCCAAGATTTTATTAGTATCTATATGTCCGTGAAAAACTTGGTTATATTGTATTGGATGGTATGTAGCAGGGCTTGGAGCACCTAATATATTATGGAAGTAATTGTGTTTTACGATAACGTTTGTGGTGCTTTGAGCATAAATACCTTGTACACAATTTTCAATATAGCATGAATCAATTGTAATATCGCTTCCACCTATTATTCTTATAGCCTGACCCGTTGCTCCCTGTACGCGTACTTTAAATATATGAATACGATTACAGTTTGTTAATATTATGCTAGATACACTATCCCCAGTAATGGTTACATCGTTTACTCCATTTAAATTATAATTTGCATGGGCTGTATAATTGCAAAATTGACATAATGCATTTAACGGGCATAGTAGAAATAATAAAATATATTTCATTCAACTAAGCTACATTTTTATTAGCTAATCTCAAAGCTTTTTGGTTTAGCTTATATTGTTTTTGATATGTTGATATTTTTTCTTTATTCCTTAAAGCGTAATCAATAAAATAAACATGAGCCGCCTCTATACATAGTGCACATCTGCATTTGCGATTCTTATACATACTATACGTTCCGTGTTTTAAAGTAGGTTGTCTTCCTTTTATTCTTGAATCGGTGTCATTTTCTTTTGGCGTACCTAAGAATAAATGAAACGGTGAACAACATCTAGGATTATCGCATTTATGACAAACGTGTAATTTTGGATCATTTATTTCACCTATAAATAACAGATAAGAAACTCTATGAGCAAAAGTCCTGACACCTTCATATAAAAATCTTGCATAACCCTTTTTAGTTAATTTACCTTGCCACTCCCAACAACCAGATTCAACAATTTTATATCCCTTGTTTAATCTTTTAAGATAAGTTCCGTATCTAATTACCATAGTAAAAAATCCCTAAGTACGGTTTGAGTGTTCAGCCTCGCCCCGTCTTAAGGATTTTAATATCTTTTTAATGCAGGCTGAACCCCGGATTAATTAAATACTAATATACTAAATTATTGCCAGGTAATCAACTTTAATGGCAAAATACTTCCGTCAATATTTGCAGACCAAGTGTTCGTATTCCATCCTATTGGTATCGGAGACGAGGAAGTCCAGTAATTAAAAATAGTGCCATTTGACCTGTACCATTTAACCTGATTATATCCAAAATATATTTGGTTTGCGTCCTGTATTGAAATACCTAGTAATGATATTGGAGTAACCGCACTAAAGACCTTATTATGATCGATCTTAACTCTTGTACCGGATCCAATGCACTGTATCCCGGCATATCCAGTATTAACGAGTATATTACCCCTTACAACTTGAAGATTACCAGAAACATCAGTCACAGTTATCCCGCAAGCGCCCCCATTTCCAGTACTATTTAAAGCACGCTGTCCGCCCCTGAACTGGTTATAGCAGATAAAAATTGTATCCGACGGAAAACATTTATATACGGATATTCGATCATGGGGATTAATCGCGACTCCTGCAATATCTTCTCCCTTGTTATAATTGATCTGATTGCCGGAACCTGAAATATTCACAAATTGAAAATCATGCCCAAAAGTCCAAAGTGTACCATTGCCGTTTACATTTAGTACCTGGTTTGCATTGAATTTTATAGAAGATGAATTTTCAGCATAAAAAGCGGCTCCGATATTACTTACTAAATTACTATCGCAAACTATATTCGATGATCCGGAACCAATCCATACGGCCCAACTTTTGCCATTAATGATTTTGCAATGTGTAATGTGCACATTTGTTTTTCCTGAAACATTGAACCCTTTACTATACGGTGTATTGGTTAAGTCAATCGTGAGATATTTGTAGGTTGTATTTGACTGGCAGATAACAGGGCCGCTAATGATTCCACCAGGATTTGTTGATGGTGGCTTCTTATACTTCAACGTATCATACTTAACCGCCGTGTTTACCGTAGTTGTAACAGTTGTGGTGCTGACTAACGTGTCAAGCGTGGAGAGTACCGTTCGCGTTGAACTGGATGTACTGGTTGTCTGGGCGGTACACCACAAAGGAATGAGTAATAGAATCAATAGTTTTTTCATTTGATTGTCAAATTATGTATAAAGCTAAACATTATTTTTTATACTTTACATACTTATACCATTCAAACATGACGATCACCATGGGTAGGTTACAGATCAATCTTAACCATAAGCCTGACATATCCCTGAAATATCCAAAATCCCATGCTAAGTAGTAAGCTCCCGCTAATCCATAAATCCAGATTTTAGTGGCAAAAAGGCGAAGAACAAGCACCCGCATACGCCCGTTTATTGACTTATAAAACTCCCACCATATCAGGCAAGAAAATAATGTTATCCCCCAAAACATAATTTGGGAAGCTATCATTTCGTAAATCATTTCCGTGATTTTAAAAGGGTTGTCAATTCTGTTAGTGCTGATGTGGCATTTGTCGTAGTCCGGTTGGAGTCTTCAAATTGCCTTTCTATGGTCTTCCTAAATTCGTCCCTTTCCTGCCTGTGTAATCTTTCCAATTCTTCACGCTCTAATTTATGGTCAGCTACTATCTTTTGAAGTAATGTCGCACCCCATTTTATAGCTACCAATAAGATTAAAATAAAAACACCCGGTAAGCCGTATTTGAGAAAAACGTCTTCGGAGTTCATGTTATCTTCTTCTCTAATGCCCAGATAGCCTTTTCAAGACTCTCAAAATTACCATTCAATCTTTCTATATCCGGCTTTACCTCTGTTCGTATAAGCTCCTTAACAGCCTCTCTCTGCTTATCTGAGAAGTACTTAAACACAAGGTCAAACGCCTTCCACATTAAGCCAAAAACAGTAAGGTATGGTAGCAGGTCTTCTACAAGCTGTAACCATTGATTAGTAGGGATAGGTAAATTTGCCATCTTAGCTTTTATAGTAGCCATGCTTAATGAAGTTAATAACAATCAATACCGTAACTGCAAAAACCGAGCCGTTAAAAGCGTAGAACAACTCTATTGGTTTATCTTGATGTAACACTGTGTGATGTGTAAGGATTATTATTAAATAGTTAACTAATACGCACAATATACAAATAAAATTTATATGTTCGTGATACCTATTTACAAATCCTGCCTTCCAATCGGCTACATAAAAAACGGTCATTCCTGCCGTTAGGTAATTGTAAAACAGTTTATAGGATTGAATATCGAGGCGCTTTATTTCAAATATATACAGGTTGAACAAAGCAAGATATAAGATTAGCGCAATCGTTGTTATAATGAGCCTCGCTTTCATCCTACATCCAAAACGCATTCAGAACCGTTCCAGTAATAGCCAGAAGGACATTTTGGTGGCACTACCATGTCCTGACTTGCCAAGTGCCTATTAACCGCTTCTTGTACCGCTTCCTGACCATGCTGATTGATCAGGTCGCTAATGATTTGTTGTAAATCTCCCATCGTGATTTTAATTTAGTTCGTGTTTAAAAATATGTGTATGTTCTCCTGTAAATTCTCCGTCTACCTTGCAATATCCCAACCCCGTTGTATCGCATTTATACTGCGCCTGCTCCCAACTCTCAGCCTCGATCAGCGGGCCTGCGTACTCAGCGAATTCGCCTGTATGTGGGTCGATGGCTTGTATGATGGTGGTGAAGGTCATTGTATTACGTGCGCATAAAATAAATAGGTTGTACTTGCTGTAAGACCTCCAGAACCAACTGAAATAACATATGAGGTTGTTCCTATACTAGAATCATCTACATACACCTGAGATGCGCCCGAAAGTCCTGCTGCATTGGCGTTGGCAGGCGTTAATATTACCCTAGGCGCAGTAGTATAGGCCACATTAAATGTGATAGTTGCAACGGTAGCAGATGCCGTAGGGCTTGAGCCGGTGGTTATAGTTACTTTTTGAGCAATGTCATTTCCTGCTATTGAAACAGTTGGCGATGTACCTGCTCCTGTTCCGGCGGCTATAGTTGGGGCGGATGTTAGACTGCCCAAATGCGATGGGTATAATGTGCCATTGCTATTTAATTTCATTACATCTGCATCCCCTCCTGAATTTATATTATGGCGCCAGAGATAATTATACGTAATTGGATTTGTTCCGGAGACAGGCTCAAGAATGGAATAAAATTGAGCTTGTTGAGATGCCGATCCAGTCCATGCAGACCCCACTTGATAAATAGCAGGAGAATATCTTGAAACTGTTCCAGAAGTAGCTGCACTACTATTTTGTAAATTAACAGCAGGGTTTACAGATGCCCCATAGGCAGAAGTCGGTGAAAAGAAAAAACCGCCCCCTTTTGTATTAACGCCGTTAGTAGTGGTTAACAAACCCGTATTGTCAAAATTCCCCAAGCTCGTTGTGCCAGATCCTGATACATTTTTAAAATTAATATTATTCCACGCGTTAAGAGTAATGCCAGTACTATTTCCAGCAAAATTATTATTTACTCCACCGGAAGCATAAAAAGCCAAATTGCTATAATCAAGAAATGAAAAGGTTGTAGTTGTAGTCGAGTTTCTAAGTCTTATACCGTAATCATTTGCAGGATCAACACCTAGTAAAATAGAACCTGGCGTCCATGTAGCATTAGCCCCCACATTGGTTGCATTAGGAATATAATTTAAATCGCTAGCTGTTTTTGTATATGAATTAACGACCTGCTCTGGTGTTAAAGCAGAGCCATTCCCCTCAGTTGTTAAAGCTAAATTTGCAATAGTCAAATTTGCTATAGCGTGTTTTATATGCGCACCTGCGCCACTACCAGAGCCATCGCCTCCTGCTTCATAGAACATATGAGTTTTACCTGACACTTCAACTAAAAATGGATTAGCTACTTGCCCGGCAGATCTTCCTACGCCTTCGTCACTTTGCGATCTAGGAAAAGTCGGATTGCCGCTATTATGCGCAGTCCATGTAGTTAAATTAGTTGATTCATATGTATAAATATCTGAAGGTAAAAAATTATTTACGCTATTTCCAAAAGCCCAGCAGTAATAAGTACTGCCTACTTTTGTGAGATAAGAGGCTTGCATAGCGTTACCGTTCATAACTCCCAATACGGGGTTGCTAGCGTAAGCAGTCCATCCGCTTGTTGGAGACGTTGAATGATAATATCCGGTAGTAAATGGTGCAGTACCTCCATTTGTGCCAGATAACAACATATGATATGTGGTTCCGTCGTAATAAAGCGCCATATTAGCTACGGAACTACCATTCCATGTGCCTGCGCTTCCTTTGGTTATGATTGCCGCCGCCGCCAATGTCCAGTTAATCATATCTGTAGACGTGTAAACATCTACCTGACCGAATCCAGATGTCGGCACACAATAGCAGTAATAAGTCGAACCCACTTTTAAAAGTGATGTTCTCGCGTGATTGGCTATACATATAGTGCTGCGCCTTACCCAATCGTTACCATCTACCGACTCTGCATACATTATATTTTGTGTGCTGCCTCCTGCTGTAAAAAGCATTTTATAAACGCTTCCCGTTGCATCTGTTATTACCTGTGGTGATCCCTCGTAGAGTACGCACGGCTCCTGTATATTAGACGCGTCAGCAACAAGGTCTGGCGTCATAGCAGTAGCCATTGGATGCCAAACGCCCCCCGTTTGAAAATTAGGCTGAATCTGATTTATAGTTATTCCACCCTGTTGACCGAAGGAAAACAAAGGAAATAGCAGTAATATAAAAAGTAATTTTTTCATCTTATTTCATGTAATTAATTGCGATAACATCCCCTGTTTGCGGAGGGAAAGTAAATGTTATGGTCGAACCTGATATTGTGTAATTGGTAGTAATAGTCTGTCTATTGCCGTTTAAGAATACGTTTACCGTTCCTGATGTGGGTGTATTTGCAAGCGTATAAGTAACGTTAGTGCTGTTAATACTACCGGACGGCACCTCACCGTAAACGAAATTGGAAGATGCTAAGCCGCCGCCACTACCATTTGCCGCCGCTGTAATACGCCCTTTAGCATCAACAGTAATGTTAGCGTTGGTGTATGACCCGGCTGTTACGGCGGTATTAGCCAACGTAGGATTAGGGTATGTACCAGTGAGATCCCCGCCAGCTGCTATGCCCGAAATGGTGCTTATATATCCAGATGGGTTAGATGCCTTATAATACCTCGTATCGCCTTTTGGGAAGAAATTAGCAATTGTTTGTAAAACCGTAGTATCGCCCTTTACGGTTCCTGAGTTGTTTATCAATCCAGTTGAAAATGTTAATGCCGATTGCTTATTATTAAACGTATTCCAATCTGTTGAAGTCAACTGGCCGGATTGTGATGCCGTAGCATTTTGCAAAGCCAAAGTAATAGTTGGCGTTGTGGTGGGATTTACTATTGAAAACGTAAACCCATTAGCGTTAACTCCTTTTACAGTTGTAACAGTGCCTTTTGTGCTTCCCCCACCGCCTGTAGTTACCGTTCCCCCGGTTGCGGGAATATACACCCATGAAATAAGTGCTTTGTTTGACGGAACATCAGGCTGAGCCGGTGTAGCCGCAAGCGAACCGCTGACTTTACTTAATACTCCTGATGCATCACCTACAATCAGATCAATCCTATCCGATGTTGCATCCTGGGGGTCGATGGTAACGTTGGTACTTGACCCTTTGGTAATTAAAGTATTGTTAAGCCTATAAGTTCCCGATGGGACGGTTGCCGTAGTTCCTGAAACCGTTACGGGGCTCATGCCGGTAACTACTCCATCAGGTCCAACGATTGTAGATGCATAATACAGAGTAGCAATAGTTGATACCGTATCAACATTCATCGTGCCTACGCTGGTAATTGGCGTATGGCTCGTGAATCCAATACCTGGGGTGATAGATGTAACTGTACCACTACTGCTTGAAAACGGTACTTTAACTAATGTATCATTCTTTACCCCCCACACACTATCCGCTGTTGAAGCTGTTCGTTGTCCACTAAATATTACCGGATGATACCATCTTGTAATATCTGTATCAATTGTCATTATAAAATCAACAGCCGGTGTAATAGCTCCGTTTACATTTCTAATTGCATAATCATGATTAAGGCCCGCGGAATTAACACCAACTTCAAAAAATTTACTTCCTTTAGTAGATATATACCATATAACTGACCGGCCATCAACATTTTCTCCATTTTCAATGCGTAATCCAGGTTGGGAACCTTTTTGCACTAATGTTAAAGCAGGATTTAGTACATCTCCGCTAGCTATAACCCAATGAGATTTTAACAGCGTATCTCTCAATCCAAACTTATCACTCGTTGTTCCTACCCCTTCAAAATCAGTCGCTTTAGAAATTAAATCTTGTCCGCCATGTTTTTTAACCCAGTTCGTATCCGGTAACCAGTGATTACCGTTAATACCTGGTATAGAATATCCTAATAAGCTATCCGCAGGAATATTTCTTTTGAACTGAGGTGCAAAATTTGTTTGAGCAAAGCACCAAACAGGTAATAGAAAAATAAAAAATAATAATTTTTTCATCCTTTCAAAATTATGATTGTATCTTCTTTAAAATTACCGGCGCCATCATCATGCCCGTAAATATTCCAGCCTGTAAAATCTCCTGTACCGTCATTATTCGTATCCTGATCTTCAATAAGCATATCATACCACCGTTGTAACCGGCCCGTAGCAATGCCTGTAGATGGATCATAAGATGTAGCTTTTGTAATTACTTCTGTATTTGCAGTTTTACCTGCATGTAAGGAAATATCAATGAAAAATGGTATAGGAGTTCCTGCAGGAATTGTAAAAACATCGCCGCCGCTTATCATTCCCAACATGCCTACAGTAGCGAATTCATTATCTGTCAAATCAGAAGCTAGGCGTGTCTGGTCGTACCCCATCCTATCATCGATCAAGATGATTTCTTCTGGTACAGAAGCTTTTACAATATCCGCTATATATACAATTCCGCTCATTTTAATCTGATATAGCTACCCAGTATAAACAAACTTTTGATAAAGGACGAACATCTATCGCTGTAGGGATCGCCTGTCCGTATTTAGAAGTAGTTCCTGCACTAACATTACTGTCAGCCGCCTTTTTCATTTGGTAATCTCGTTTTGTATCTACATTCAAAGCCCATGCAACCGCATTTGTACCATCCGGATCCGGTAATAATTCTCCTGCAGGGGCTGCGCCTGAAAACATTTTATGCGCATGCTCCGGTATATTTTCTTCAGTTAAAGTCACTAATCCTCCTGAATTGCCGAATGTAGTCGCGGGTCTAAGGCTATCACCTACTTTCCACCCTACAGGGTAAAAACGACCCATATCCTCTGTTCCATTAGTACCAGATATAGCGCAGTTTTCCCATACAGTACCGGCGATCCCCCTTCCAGTTGTAAAATCCCAGTTAGCATCCAGATCAGTATCATTTAAAGGTTCGAATGCACCTTTAAAACAACGTGGCCAACGGAAAGAACCAATTCCTGAGGTAGTCGCTGGTGCTTCGTCATACTGGAAGTACATCAGGAACATACTGTAACTATGTCCTGCCAGCCCCGAGAAATAAACAGTAGTATCTGCCTGAAAAACTTTACGTAAAGAAATAGGGTAAATGCCGGTAGGTACCGATATTTCCATTATCTCGTTACCACCTAGTGTAGTTCCTACTTTAAAATCAAGAGTTACGCCGCTATTATTGATTAAAATAATATCATATAAACAACTGAAGTTTCGAAATACACTGGTAACAATCTGGTCGGTATTCGCGTCAATAAAAGGAAGACTTTTAATATTGGACGCCCTCGCGTTATACTGAATAAAATATGGGAGTTCCGAAAATAACTTTGTACCATCCCCTATTTTAAAATTTATACCGACTCCGGCAGTATCTACAACAAAAGCCTGTTCACCGTCAAGAATAGGGCCTAGCTCAGCTTCCTGCGCCAGCCATTCAGCTTCAGTACCTTTTTTCTGCTGCACCCTGGCATTAAGAATGGTATAAGGTCCGCTCATTAGTTGCTGTTTTGCTGATCGTTTGAACTATAAAAATTTTCCCGAAGTGTAATATTATCATTTCGGGATTCTATCGCTACTATATTCACAATATCCTTTTCACTATAATACTTTGCATTTAAAGGTAGAAATTTTTTACCTAATAAAGTATCTACACTGTAAATTTCATCAAATGACCATATCGCGCCATCTGTGTACATATCAGTGTTCATTACTTGCGATGATTTATAAAGAAACCGCATACGGGCATGAGAGTTCAGTCCCGTCAGTGTCCCACTATAAAGAATACCATCATTAAATTTACATTCTGAATCTGACTTAAATGGAGAGGTCATAAAATTACTCAACATATACCCGCCAAAACTAGTGCTTATATTGAGTTCTGTATTACCGGTTGATGTATTTGTATTATCATCATTGATGGCCTCATATACATCGTTTCCATTATCGATCGTAATCTTTACGTTATCCAATGAATAAGTTTGTCCCGACTGTACTTTAAAAATAATTTGCAGGTCGCAGGTATCTCCTGCTTGTGGCTGAGTAGGGGGTTGCGGCACTTTTACCCCCTGAAATTTATCAAAATTGATTTGTGCAATATCACCTATTTTCAGTCCTTGTACAGTGATCGGTATCCAGTGATCGACTGTTTGCCAAGTCCCGTATTCATTCAAAAAATATTGCGTGGCTCCTACATTTAATATCATTTTGAACTGAAGAGGGTTGCTCGTCCAAATAATAAAATCACTTCCATCTACAGGTGCAAATCCTGTTCCGGGCGAAAAAGTAAAACTGAAGTTGATAATTTTAATAAGTGTATAAACATCAACAGGCAAACCATCTTTACCTAAAATTCCTCCATCAGAAACCATTGTAAAATACTCGTCTCCGCTTACGTTTGTAAGCTGAGCACAATATCCGTTTCTTCCATCTAATGACGCCTCATTATTCACTACAAGAGAGTCATAGCTGCCCCAGTATAAAAAAATTCCCCCTGATAAGACTTCAACAACAGTTAAATTACTGTTTAAAATATCATAGTTGCCGTTCGGGACAATATTAGTGCGAATATTAGCAGTATAGGTTGTTTTAAATGATTTTATACCTTGTATGACAGTTACCACTGCGTTCTCATTAACGAAACGATACCCCAAGCGGCCTATACGTTTACTTAATGAATCTACTCCCTGGACAACGCTCATCATACCAAGATTCGCCGCTATTTCTTTAAATGGAACACTACCTGCTATTACATCGTTTACCCGCCTTATAATCCATTTTCCTTTAGACTGGTATATACGACACTGCATAGCTTTCATAAAGCCCCGTAAGATATAACCGCATTTCTGCGCAGCTCCTGGTTGGTCACCATTAATACCTTGCTGATAGGTATAAAATCCTTCATTAAAAGGTGACCACTGTACACCACCCGTAAAAACATCGTCTGTGAAAGCTGTACACTGTAACTGGTTGGTCCAGCGTATCGGCAATTTAATGTCAAGATTACTAAATAAAATATTCCGGATATAATTCATCGGGCACCGGCTTAATGAACCTGTTGTCCCCATCAGATCAGTATGCACGTAAGGAATATTATCTAAAAGTGCTAGTCCGCAAGCAAAAGTGATCGCAAGTTTCTGTGGCGGCGTTAAAAAATTCCACTGCATATTTTCCGGTTTTAAATATCCCGCCCACTGTAATACCCCGTTCGCAAACCATTTTACATTGAAGTCTTTATCCCCTGCCCGCATTAACTCATCTACGTCGACAGTTCCCTCATTATATACATTCACAGTCAGTACCGAAGGAACAAACTCGTTAAAAGGATCATCTGCGCTTTCTGCTTCATAATCTAACTGTGCCGCCTGTCCGGAAACACCACGCAATACAATTATATCTCCGTTATAATTGGGCTTTTCAATATTTACCTGCCACGCAACATCATTATCAGAACGATACTGCACCATGTATTTAACGCCCATTTGCTGCCCTCCCCAATACGAATTGCAAATCTTTACCGCTAACAGTAGCGGTTAGTTCTCCAAATGAATTAAGATCAACGCCAGTGACAATACCTTGCTGAGTCATCCGGCCTATAATAGATGAAGTATAGGCCAAAGCATTTTGCCGTGCAAGTAATTCATTAGTCAATTTCTGCTGCTCTAATTGCTTTTGCTGTAATTCTTCCTGTTTCTTAGCTTTGGACGCGCCAAATATACCGCTGATACCACCTACAATAAATCCACCTACAGCCCCTACTAAAGTTCCAATACCCGGTGCAATGGCAGAACCAATTAATGCGCCTTCACCAGCACCTGATAAAGCGCCACCTATTCCTTGTCCTACAGTACTTGTTGGAGACGTTACACCTGACACAATACCGCCCGCTATACTTAATGCAGACGCAGCTCTTGCGACTGATAAGGATAATTTATTACCACTATCAGAAATGGACTGCCCGGCAGATGCACCTCCACTAGTAATTTTATTACCCGCTTTAGTGGCAGCTTCTGTAGTCGTATTGGAAAAAGTACTGGCTGAATCAGTAACCGTATTACCAAAATCTGCAGTATTAAAATTTCCGGTAAATGAACCTGTTCCAGTATCCAATGGAACTAAGTCACCTTTTGCATTTACGCCAGTGTTGCTTAATGGATTAATACTCGCGCCTTTTATAGAATTTGCAAAAGCCACTCCTGCTTGTTTTATTTCTTCTGCTAAGTTATTACCTGCATTTTTAAGCGTGTCGGCTACATTCTGAGCTGCTTGTTCTTCAGGAGAAATAGTTAATTGTTTATCTGTTGGAGCGATTAAGGTTTTTCCTAAATTTTCCGTCAGTTGTTTAGTGAAACTGGAAAGAATGCTTTGGTTAAAAGACGCACTGAATTTACTTACCAGAGAGCTAAAAATAGCGCCAAAAGAAGTCGTAGCTTGCTGCTCGATCTTTTTCAGGCTATTAATCTGATTGATTGTAGCCTGATCAGTAGCTGCGGCTAATTGTGAAAAATATTTATCATCAATTGTCTGCCGGGCTTGACCTAATCCAGTTAAACTATCATAGAAATTTTTTACAAAACTATCGGTAGCCCCCTGAAGCGCGTCAGCAAATGGTTTAGATATCTCTACAGATACCTGCTGCGCATTAGCAGCTTTTAATAAAACATTAACCTGCGCCTGGATAGTATTAATATTATCCGTAGATGATTGAGGCAGATTAGCGGCTTTAGCCAGATCGCGTAACTTATCAAAATAAGCATTAGCAGAAGTAATACGTTTCTGCCATTCCAGATTAATCTTATCTGTACGCGATGCTTCCCCGCTATCCAAAGCCTCAAAAGCTTGATTTGCAATGTCAATTATTTTACCGTAGGTCTGCTGCTCTTGCTGGATATACTTTTCATCCACGGCAAGTATGGCAGGTAAAATATCTTTCTGTGCGGCCACTATACGAGCATCAGCATCCTGCGCCTGCTGCACTTGCGCATCATGGATACGTTTAGCGTTCGCTAGTGCCGTTGAATTACCTTGGGCGTTCTGTACTGCCCGCTGATAATTTTCTTCAATCTGCTGTCTTGTTAATGTACTTTTACGGGCTTCTTCGAGAATGCTATCATATAGTTTTTTAATACGTGACAATTCCTCGTTGAACCCGGCCTGTTCTTTTATACCAAACTGATCGTTTATTTTCTGTATAGCATCTGCAGTTGCCTGGGCATCTTTTATTTTGGCTTGGTTGATCGCAGCATCTTCATTTTGAGGAATAGCCGTTTTTATAGAAGGTAACGGTGCTAATAATTTATCCCTTTGAGATGCAGTCAACGCCCCTCTTTCAAAAGCTTTATTAACCTGGATAGCAAATGATGATACTGCATTGTTAAGATCCGTAAACTGTTTAACTATATCAGCTACATCCGCGGCATATCCTTTAAGCCCATTATTTCCGGCTAAAGCACTGTTTTTCTGTATAATTTCATCCAGTTTTTGTTTTAACGTGTCAAACTGGTTAATTACATCAGCAGTATCTTTTTCAGGTTTTACAGTAACAAGCCCGGCTTTAGGTGCCCGTGAATTAGCGATATCAATAAACGACTGGGTTTTTTGATTTGCTTCGGCTACTGCTTGATTATATCCTTTTATTTTTTCAAGCAGATTATTATACTGTACCTGAAGCTGATTTAATCCTGTAGCTGCGCTACTAGCCCCACCACCCCCAGGCCCGCTAAAAGACTGAGTAAATTGACTACCTGCTTTTTTAAAACTTTCAGTTGCCTGGTCAAGTTGAGTTTTTATATCTGTAAGTGGCTTCAATAAACTATTCGCCGCCGCTTGATTGGACACCGCCACTTCGCGAAACTGTTGCGCCAATTTATTAGCTGCCTGAAACTCACCCAAAGCCTGTAAAGACTCTTTAGCAGCATTTGCAGCAGCAGTGAACTTATCGGTTTTAGACGCGGCCTCATCGATATTGGCAAAAAATACGGGGTACAGTTTCTGTAAATCTTCAAGGGCTGTCTTACCGTCAAAAATCGCCCCTGTATTATTCTTAACTGCAAATACCAGTTCTTCCAGTTTTATAGTGGATTCCGCATAATTCTGCGCTGCGTTGGCCTCTACCTGTTGTGCAGGTGTAAGAGTAGAAACGTAATCAGCTAAAGCCTGCTTCTGTTCTCTTAAAGCTTTTAAATGTTCTGTAGCTGTTTCAGTAGCAGTTTTCTGGCTTTTTTCATAAGCAATAAAAGCCGCCCCCGCTGCGGCGATACCTAAAACAATCAAACTGGTCGGGGTAAGTAAAGAAGAAAAAGCGGCACCCAAAGCGCCTGTCGTTAAAGCGGAACCTGCAGCCACTTCACCTTCTGCTGCTATAGCTGCGGTTGCCCCTATTGTAGAAGTGCGGGCGAACTGCGCGTTCTGGGCAAAGAATAAGAAATCGACAGCCAATAAACCTACCGCTTTGGCGAATCCTGAAATTGATCCTGCATCTAAAGTCCTTACCAGGTCACGGGATATCTGCCTGGCACCAAAAAGATTGTTAGACAAAGATATTAACTGACCGTTTACGTTCTGTACAGAAACGCCTTTTATAGCGTTTCCAAAACTATCAAACCCTTCTTTTCCAATGTTAGAAAGCCTTTTTATCTCGAACTCGGTTTGCTGTATTTCTGCATTAAGTTTAGGTAAATCCTGCTCATTAAGTGTGTTAAGCCTTATCGAATTAAGATCCGCAAGTGCTTGCTTCATTCCAGCTATTATGCCGATCTCAGACTCTAAAGCTCCTGTTGCATTTGCTGTACTTTCACTTAAAGTATTTAAAGTAGAATTGGCACCTAAAAGCGCCTGATTATACTGCTCAGTAGTTATAGTACCTTGCGCTAACTGCTGATTAAGTTGCGAAATCAGTTCAGATTGTTGGCCTACTGCCCCTGTTAAATCAGGTCTTGCTACATTTTCAGCAGAGGGTAATGGAGACGTATCATTTATAAAAGATCCTGGCGGCTGAACCCCCCTTATATTTTTAAGAGATTGTGTAAGATCATCAATTCGCTGTTTTAACCGCTGAACATCAGCATCCATTGGATCAAATCCATTAGCGAGTAATGAATTCAAAGCAGATTGATAAGCAGCAACTTCCTGTGACTGTAGCTTAACACTTTCTCCGAATAAAGTAGTATTACCCTGAACTACGAGAAGTTTTTCACCTAGCTGATCCAGAGCAGCTATTCCGGCACGGAACTGGGGAGATATATCCGGAACGGTTATTTTTACTTCAGTTGATTTGGCATCAAACTGTTTGAGAAGATTTAAACCTTGATTAATGGCATTTTCAAGTCCGGTTACGTCACCACCTATTTCGTATATAAGCCTTGCCATTATTCAAATTCTTTTAGTAAGGCGTATGCCTGTTTAATTGAATTAATTCGTTTTTTCTTATCCTCATTATCCATATGCAGGGGAAAAATATCTTTTGGATGATGAAACTCTTTTGCACCGAACCCTGCATAGTTCAGTATAAAAGCCATAATATGTCGTGTTCTGTCCCATTCTTTTTCCTGTCTGCGCTGGTATCCTAATAGCATGAGGTTAAACTGACCTAATGTACAGCGCTCTACTTCATCGGGCTTTAAGCCCATTTCATAAGCTAAGATGAGGATTTCCGCGATCCCGACTTTTTTTTTGCTACTGGTGCTGCTTTGTTAGTTTCCTCCATCACAATACCCATCAGCTCAGCAACTGATTTGCCATACAAATAGGAATTGAAAAAATCTTTTACGATAGGCGAGGTAAAATCTTCCCCGCGTTTATCAATCTCGACAATTACTTTTTGATAAGAAATACCTGGTAACGGTTGGTCATTGATAATCGCATGAGTATCAATAGCACATACAATAAATTTAGCTAAAACAACCGTTCCTTTTACCCCAGAGTCTTTTTGCATCAAAAGACCAATGGCAGCGGCCATTTCCATATCGACCACATCACAGAACCTATCTATACAATTAAGCCCCCAGTAAATTCCGTATTCGTTTCCGTCAATCGTTATCTTCATTATTTTCGATTATAGCTTTTAAGATTTCTTCGTCTGTGGGCTGAGTGACTTGGGTAAGTGTTATTGTGAACCGGTCATATCGGCATCCGCAAGGTAACCAAACAATATAGCTGCACACCCAACGGTTACCCCGATAGGATGTGCAGCGTTGTATCACAGTACCCGAAGGCATCTGATTATGTAGTACGGTTAGTCTCCGTAATTGTCATCGGACCATTACCAGTAATAGTCGCATCATAAGTTGAAGCGCCTTTTTCCGGGCCGTTCAATTTAAGGCTTGTCAGTAAACCGCTACCTTCATACAGAACGTCATCACTGATAATTCCATCTCCTAGATCCGGATTGGTCATAAAGTGCGCAGTAACCGCAAGATCACTTTCAATAAAGAAACGTGATAATTGATTACCAGAAGCGCCAAGTCCGTCAGCAAAAGCTTTCGCGCTGAAAGTGATCACCCAACTTTTACTGTCAACAGTGTTTGTTACCCACTGTATCGGATCTGCGCCTACTCCCTGGTCAGGTTTACAGGTATCATCCGCAGTAACTGCTGCGGTGAAGGTCAGATCGGCATTTGTCTGGCATTTGTAATAAACGCCGTCTAAGGTTACCCCTAAAAGCTTGCCGGGAAGTGCATTCATTTTATTTTCCTCCTTTAAAAGATTTGATTTTTTCTATAATTTCGTTAATTCGATCAGATTTAGTATTTATATCTATAATAGTAAGATTACCACTTTTTCCTCTTACTTCTCCTGTGAAAGCGTATTTTTTCTCACCGGACTTAAATAAGCAACGCACTTTTAACCCCTTAACTATCAAGCCTGCTCCCTCAAATATACTGATATATTTCAAAGTTTTAGTTTCAGTGATATTTTTTTTACCCTCAGGGTCTATTACTGGATCTCTCTCAATATCAAATACGACTTCATCTGAACATGCAAAGCCTTCATCCCATACAATAAAACCTATTCCATTATTCATTATGTTACATTCTCATTAACTATAATTGGCCAATCATCACGAGGTTCCATCGCATCGATAATGAGTGAATAATCCTCAAAATTAGTTGTTAAAGGCCCAGTCCCCTGAAAAGTTATAGTATAAGTCGCCGCACCTTTATTTGGTCCTGTAGCACTTCCCCCGGATACTAAAGCACTCCCTGACATACTTAATTGTGTTGTAGCTGATGGTCTGGTGCCCCAGATCACTAAAACAGGTATTCGTGTAAAAAATGAATTAAGAATAGTTTTGAAATCAGCACCTACTGCCTCGGCTAATAGTTGACCACTTACCCCCATAGACCAGGAACGGATACCTGCGATAAATTCTTTCCAAGCTGCGCTGTCGATAGCGGACGCAGGAAGCATTTCGGCCTGAAAATTAAAATCACAAGATAACTCACAGCTTATAAATATGCCGTTAACTTTTAATCCGATTAATCTCCCTGGTATCAATTTATCTTAAAGTAATATATGTATCCTCTTGAAAAGTAAGTGAATTATCGTTACTATGTCCATAAATATTCCAACCTATAAAACTACCTGTACCATCCCCGTTTGTGTCTTGTTTAACTACAGGCATATTATAAACTCTAACTAATTCACCAGTTAAAGTATTCGTTTGCGGGTCTTCCCAAATTACTTCTGTAATAACTTCTGAATTTTCATTAAACCTTACAGGTACGGCTAAAAAATAAGGAATTGGAGTTCCCGCAGGGATTAAAATTGGACCTAAAGGAGCAATCGACCCCGGATTTGATGGCCCAAAACTATTATTTCCTACTTCAGCTAACCAATGTTCATAAATCAAAACTCGTCGTTCAATTGTATTTGTTTTATCTGACATATCCAGATTCATACTTTCAATCTGATAAGTAGATTTCAAATAAAAATTATTAACTAATATACCACTTTCAACAGCATTGATACATTTTTCTTCCATATCATCTACAGTGCTGGTAGATGAATACCCACGAGTACTTACTTTGATGATATGCATTGTTATTCGACTGTTCCATTCAAAATCAGTTTTACTACGTTCAGTAGTCGTTTTAGATTGTGATTCGATCAGCACATATCCGTTTGGGTCGGGAATAGTATCAACAGGAATAGTTTTATTGTAAACGGTTAACCCTTGCGCTTGTAAAGCGGTTAAATAACCTTCACGCAAATATTTATCAGGATTACGCATTTATTTTGTTTAACTCATTATCAACTTCTTCAGAAATTTCATCTCTATGTCTGTAAATCGCAGGAAAAAAGAACGGATGTGCTTTTAAAGTACCTTGACCATTTACAAAAAATTTCTTTGCTTCAGCTACTTGTTCATCTGGTTTCCCTGCTAAAAAATCTTCTGCGTTCTGGCCTGTACCAAACTCCACATACGCAGAAAGCTCATCCCCCGCATCAATAATCGTTTCGTCTTCTGTTTGTTCCACTGATATTTTACTTCCAAGACTGCCTGGCGCTTCTGCCCTTGCTTCTTCAGCAATACGGTTAGCAACAGTTAACTCCCCGCGTCTGACGGCTAACCTTGCTTCTTTCTGAAGTAGTAATAGAGGGTCCAGTGCTTCCTGTAAGTTCTTTATCATTCTCCTATTTGTATTGTGGTGCATAAAATGCGCCAGTAGTTTTGTGGGTAATCTAAAGGTATAAGTGCTCTTACAACATATTTAATTCCGTCTACTACAGCGTGCATATCTTTTTTCGGCTGCCAATCCTGTCTTAAACGAATCGTAAAATAAGTATCACCGTTCATTAAAGTAGCACCGGCTTCTTCCTCTAATTGTGAATAAATACTTCCGGGACGGTTTTGTATATTTTGTTTTGAAGCCCGGGTGCTCATTACTAAAGTATCTGTTATCGTTTGATCACCATAATTATTAATCGTAGTTGAATGTTCATAAAAAGAAATATTGTAACGAAACCTGCCCGGATCGAGAAACGTTTTATTAGCAAATTTCTTTTTACTCATATCAACGCCCTCCGGTATTGATTGAGCATATATTGCACTTCAGTTGGCATCGAGGTGGTATAATTATCCCGGTTTTCAAACATGTCAGTAATTAATTTCAATGCCGCGTCGATAAATGTTTGTGGAATTTTTGTTACATCAGTAAAACCTGTCTGCAGCGTAATAATACTATTCGGTAACGCATATAAAAGTGTTTTTAAAGGCTGTATAACGGTTGTATAAGTTACATCCGCGCCATTGCTATCTTTTACAGAAGTGATAGTGAACGGAAATAAGTAAATCGATAATCCTCCCGGTACTGATCTCACTCCTGTACTTCCGTGCCATTCTCCCGAACCCGCTGGCGGGAAATAATTGGCGGGGTTATAATAAGGCTGCTGACGATTATAAAGCGTTTCTGTACGCTGATAAAGCCGCCAGGAGGTATAACGTTCTACTCGATCAATAGCAGTTCTAATGAGCCGCCCGATATCTTCGTCCCACTGCGTATCGGTTACGTCAACACTGATCCAATTTTTTGCCATAGCCAGAGATATGATATCAAGTGCATCCATAAATCAAATATAAATAAAAAAGTCCCACATATTCAGTATACGTGGGACTAAACCTGAAAAACATGAAAAACGATTAAGTAGTACGGGTAAAGTCGATCTTTTTGAATGACTCAGGAAAGAAAGGAGTCATTGCCATACGTGCTTCAATTAAGAATGTTACTAAGTTCTTGAAGAAGTTCTGATCAGCTTCGGTCGAAGTACGTAAGGTAATACCTTTACGTTGCCACAATGCTACACCACGACTAAAGTTACCAGATAAACCTTCCAATGCATTAAATACAGTATGGAAGTAAATCGGAATACCCCCGATAGCCAACTGACCAGCGGTAGTAGCTTGGATTGGGTAATCATATTCCTGGGTTGCACCTTCTGATTTGTTCATCAAAAGTTCAGCATAAGCCTCAGGGGAAACCCAGATAGCATCGCCTGGACGTAAGCTACGGCGTGAGTTAGTCAAACCAACTACGATTTTGTCCCAGTTATTCGAATCCGAGCCTGCGGTTTCAAAACCTGCAAAATTCAATGCAGTCGCCACATTTGCAAATAAACCATTCAGTTCAGATGTACCGTTACCTTTAAATACTTGACGAGTTTCTTCATCTTTATACGCCCATGGTAATTCCTGAGCTAAAAATGCACCAGAACCTACAACATCATCCAGAAATTCTTCCTGAACGCTCACCCAACCAGCGATTTTGATAACTGGTGCCAATTTCCCGGTAGGTGTATAATCAAATTGTGGTTTAGTTGCACCTGCAGCAACGGAAGCAATGCTACCGTCCTTTTTAGTGAACTGAACATAGTTGATAGATGGAAACTCAGTTGGGTACACTGGAATAATATCACGGGCCTGCACAGTTTCATGCGGAATACCGATAGGCTGTAACCATTGCTGTGCGGTAGTACCTGAAGGCACTCCGATCACCCCAGGTGCTTTTTCGGCCAATAAGCCTTTGCCTTCCAATTCTACATTGAAAGATTTTTTGGTTTTAAACCCGGCGAGCTGTTTGTAGCCTTCACTTTCTTTATTAGTGAACATTTCAGTTATCTCAGCTTTCAAGCCTGAAATCTCAGCTTCTTTTTGCTTGGCCTGGATACGCTCCATCTTAGCCTCAACAGCTTCACGTTTTTTGTCAGTTTCGTCAATTTTAACTGTTAATGCATCAATCTCAACTTTTTGGGCTTCGATTGTTTTTGTCAGTTCTTCCTTAACTACTTTGACTTTTTCGTCCGCAGCAGTTTCAGCGGCTACTTTAGCGGCTTCCTGCGTTTCCTTCATTTCGTGGTTACGCTTATCATCAGCGTATTTCTCTTTCTGATAATCAGTAAGAGCATCGAATTGCGCTTTGGTTAAATACTCAAATTTCATTTTGGGTTGTTTTTAAAGTTCATAAAAATAATCTGATTTAACCTCAGTGCTGCTGTTTGCGGGCGGTTCGGTTTCTTTGGTTGACTGTTTGTTAGACGGGTCAGTATATAAAATAGGTGTAACGCGGTTGGATCCTGCGAGTACCGCGCTTCCTTCTTTAACAATTTTAGCTTGCTTGATAGCCCAGAAATATCCTGCGGCCGTAGCATCTTCTTTATTGGCGATCTTGGGTAGGTATGTGTAAAAATTCATCCTTTCCTGTTCAAGACCTTTGGCGGAGCTGTCTACACATAAAACCATATCCACATATTGCATACGAACGCTATTTTCCAGTGGTTTTTGTGCTTTGATAGCCTTTGTAGCTGCTTTATTAGAAGCATCAGTCAATTTAGCCGCAAAAATTAATGCCTGAGTTTGACCAGGATAATTTTCTCCAAGATCGGTCCAGTTCATTGTTTTAACACTCATGGTCACTTCATCTTGATAACTGATGATAGAACCGAGTTTTAATTCATGATTAACTGCATAAAATATTTTACCTTGTTGCTGAGCTATTGAGGTATCCCAGATACCGTCCAGGTGAACATCTCCGTGACTGTCCAGCCAGTTTGTGGTATTGATGACCGGATAAATAGTATCTCCATCTTTTACTGCTTTTAAAGTTTCGGCTGGTGCAGCTTTAGTAACATTTTCAACATTTTCACGAAACTGAAAAGAAACACCATCACTATCTTTGATGGCTGCTTTCTTGATCGAGATGATTTTATCCACATTTGCCTTCAATGCAAAAAACATTTCATCCTTGGATAAAAATTTCTTATCAAGTTCTTTGCAATAGATTTTACTCATTTGTTGAAAGGCTTCTGAATGTGCTTTTGCTTCTCCGCGATTGATTTCTGGACGTTTTCAGGCAGGTTTTTCTCTTTAAGCTTTTCTAGCTTTTCGATTTGTTCCTTCTGGTTTTTGTCACTCATGGCATAAAAGTAACTTAATTAAAAAAATTATTTTGCAAAATACTTGTAATGAATAGTACTTAATAGTACCTTTGAGTAATATGAAGAAAAATCGTATTCAAGTTATATTATCGGATGAGGGCATTGAAAAGTTCAAAGCCCAGGTAAAAAAGCAGGGGCGGTCAGAATCAAATCTCGCCCGAAAATATATTACCGAAGGTATCTCAAAAGATGAAAGCGGTCAAGTTAGTCAGGAATTATATAATCATATTATAAAAAAATAATGCCTTTAAGAAAATTTTCAATCACAGGTGTAGCCGTTAAGGTCGAATTCAAAAATGAATTTAACCCTGATACGTTTGAGCAGATCAACAAGCGGTTTGAAGGTATGATACAACTGGATATTGTTACTAACGGTGATTTCTCGGATTTTGACGCTGAGAAATTACAATCACTGATCATTAATTATTTTAAGGTTAATCCGAAAATGATGATGCCTGACGTAATAAGAAGTTCAAACTGATGGAACAAGAAATTTGGAAAGATGTGGTTGGCTATGAAGGACTTTATCAAGTTTCTAATTTTGGCCGAATTAAATCTTTAGGAAGAAAAGGTAGTGGTGCTTCTCCTGATGATCGTATTTTAAAAATAAGCCCTCCAAAACAAAAATTCAGATATTGCGGGTTTACTATGTGTAAAGATGGAAAAGCAAAATCTCATCAATTACATAGAATAGTCGCTTTACATTTTTGTGAAAAATCTGAAGATAAAACAGAAGTTAATCATAAAGATGGCATAAAAATAAATAATTACGCATCAAATCTTGAATGGGTTACTTCTTCTGAAAATACTATTCATGGACTTTCTTTAGGAATAATGAATACTGCTAAAGGAAGTGAAAAACCGAAATGTTCTAAATTAAATGAAATCAAAGTAGAAAAAATAAAAAGACAACTAAAAGAAGGTGTTCCTGGCGCTCATATCGCAAAAGAACACGGTGTTAACAAAGTAACTATTTATGCGATCAAACGGGGGCAGACATGGAAACACGTATAGCTCTTTGTATCACTGTTCATAATCGTCCTGAAATTGCTAAACATAGTATTGAGCAATGGCAAAAACTTGCTCCCGCTAATTGCGATATTTTTATAGTTGACGACGCTTCAAATCCACCTTACCCAGATGCTGATTACAGATTTGAAAATAATGTAGGTATATCAACCGCTAAAAATATGTGTTTGCAATTAGCTGAAAACGCGGATCACATATTTTTAGCAGATGAAGATGTATATGCTTTAGATGCTCATTGGGCTACTTGGTATACTCATAGTAACTTGCAGCATGCTTGTTATATTTTTAATAGAAAATTATTATGGAAAGAACCTGATTATAAAGCTTACGATTTGCCGCGGGGTTGTCTACTTTATTTTACTAAGCATTGTATTGAAAAAGCAGGAGGTTTTGATACCAATTTCAAAAACTGCTATGAGCATGCAGAACTATCCAGGCGAATTTTTAATATGAATATGACCCCTGCACCTTACATTGATATTCCACATTCAAAAGGATTATTTTATTCACACGATGAAGAAAATACGGCTCAGTCATCATTTGATCCTTATGAACGTAGTAAAGCAATTCGGGCCAATAAAAAATACTGGGAAGAAACAAAATTAAGTAATCAATTTATACCTTATAAATGAAAATATCTGTAATATTCCCTTCACGAAACAGAGCTAAACAAGCTTATGATACTTTTTGGAATTGGAGGGGAAAATCTGATTTAAAAAATGAAATTGAGTATATTTTATGTTGGGACGAAGACGCTTGTGAAGAATATTATCGTGAATTTTTTTATGAAGATAGTATAATTTCAATCTGCTTACGTCCTAACAAATCAGCTATTGAAGCTATTAATGAGGGTGCCAAAATAGCTACTGGTGATTTATTTGTTATTATCTCTGATGACACAGATTGCCCTGAAAACTGGGACACGCTACTTCTTGAAGCCCTTGAAGGTAAATCTGATTTCTGTGCGAAAACTGATGATGGCTTACAGCCTACACTCATCACTATGCCAATAATGGACCGGACGTATTATGAACGGTACGGATATGTATACTACAATGGCTATTCTCACATGTTTTGCGATCAGGAATTAACTGCTGTAGCGTTGATGACTGGTAAATATATAAAATTGCCTTTGAAGTTTGAACACTTGCACTATAGTACTGGAAAATCACCAAAAGATGAGATCAATGTCAAGAACGATTTGACTTGGAAGCAAGGTGAAAACTTATTTAACGAAAGATTAAAAACAAATTTTGGAATTACGGAACCAATAATGGCTTATTCTGATATAAAATGGAGATAATTAAACCACTACCCGGATATGAGAAAGAATATGCAATATCTAATCTAGGAAATGTGTATTCTTTAATTTTTAAAAGTAGACATGGTACTTTTAAAAGACAAAAATTACTAAAGCCAAATATTTCTAAATCAGGATACTTTTCATTCGCTCTAGGCAGTCAAAAAGATGGATTAATGAAACGTTACCTTTTGCATAGACTTGTAGCTTTAACATTTTTACCGAATCCAAATAATAAGCCAATTGTAAATCATATAGATGGTGATAAAAGTAATAATGCTGTTTCAAATTTAGAGTGGTGTACAGTAAGTGAAAACGAAATACATGCACATAAAACTGGGTTAAAAAATTTTTCTAAAAATCACAGGGCGAACGCATGTTTAAACCAAGATCAAGTTGAAGAAATAAGAACTATTAAAAATCTTACTCAACGTTCAATTGCTAAGAAATATAACACTACTCAAGCTAATATTTCACGTATTATAAATAACAAAACATGGAGATAAAGCTCAGTATTTTGATTGCTAGTACTATGGAACGGCAAGAAATGACCTATGAATTACTACGTGGTTTGCAGGAACAAGCTACTGAGCAAGTAGAAATATTGCTAGATTACCATGAAACCAATTGCATCGGTAAAAAGCGAAATGATCTTTTGGCCAGGGCTTCAGGAGAATATATCGTTTTTATAGACTCGGACGATCATGTGCCTGCTAATTATATAGAACTGATTATCCGGGCCACACAAAGTAACCCGGATTGTATTGGCATAAACGGTATTTTAACAACTAATGGTAAAAATTCTCAACAATGGTTTATTTCTAAAGAGTATGGACGTTGGTTTTTAAGAGGCAATACTTATTACCGTACACCAAACCATATATCCCCGGTTAAACGTGAATTAGCTTTACAGGCAGGATTCCCCGAAGTTAAATTCGCCGAAGATTTTGAGTATTCTATGCGACTGCTTCCCTTACTTAAAACCGAAGTATTAATATCAGAACCTATTTACCATTACGATTACAGAACGAAAAAATGATACAGTTATCTGTTTTAATCATCACTACGGAATCCAGGGCAGAAATGTCCATGGAGCTTTATAGAAATTTGCTTGCTATGATCGGTGATCGTGAAATTGAACTGGTGATGATTTTCGATAACCGAAAACGAACTATCGGTGCGAAACGTGAAGCTGCTAAATCTTTGGTACAAGGTAAATTCTTTTTGTTCTGTGATTCGGATGATGAGTTTGTCTCCTTAGACGAAATCTATGAAGCTACTTTCCTGGATGTTGACGTGATCGATTTCAAAGCACAGTGTACCAATCCTGACGGATCCAGTTTTATCATTACGCAGCAACTAGGTAACGAGGTTGAACATAATACCAAGGACGGTAAATACCTGGACTGTAAAAGACCTCCTTTCCCAAACTGCGCCTGGAATACCCATAAAGTGCTTGGATGTTCTTTTCCTGATATCAGTTATGGCGAGGACTGGGCTTTTGTACAGGAATGTTTATCAGTAGTCCGTACAGAACATTTTATCGATAAGGTTTTGTTCAAATATAACTTCGACCCGAAAATAACAGAGGCATCTACGGAAGATAATCCTTACTGGACCAACCCGAATCATAAAAAAGTAATCAGCAGATGTATTGTAAACGTATCTACTGATAAATATCGTAAGGGCCAGAAGCGTTTGGCAACCAGTTTACGCAACAATACAAACGCTACAGTACTTCTTTTTGAAAGTGAGGAAGAAGTAGGTGCTGCACCGCATGCGGAGATGAATTACAGCTTTAAACCTATGGCCATGATCAAAGCTTACGAAGCCGGGTATCGGCAAATACTTTGGCTGGATGCTTCCATGCGGGCAATAAAGAACATTGACGTGATATTTGAGATCATTGAACGGGATGGATATTTTTTCCAGGATAGTGGCTGGCTGAACTCTCGCTGGACACATGCTGAAGCACTAGCTTATTTTGGTACGGATGAAGGCCCCATGCTGAGCTCAGGAGTGCTTGGGCTTGATCTGGATAGTGAAATAGGCTATAAATTCTTTGATCAATGGACCCAGGCTATGCGTGACGGTATGTTCAATGGCTCCTGGGATATTTATCGCCACGATCAAAGCGCCGCATCATTGATCGCTTATAAAATGGGATTGAAATTGCAACCAGGAAATACGTTTTTTGTATACGGTAAAGATGATGAACCAACAATAACTGAACAAACTGTTTTACTCGCGGATGGGATATCATGAAAGAAATTTGGAAAATATTGCCTTTTGATAGCAACTATGCAGTTTCATCTTTTGGTAGAGTAAAGTCATTACCGAGAATAGTTAACGCTAAAAATGGTAAAAAAGTTCCTTTTTCAAAACCTAATTTAATATTAAAAAGTAGAATTGTTGGTGTAGGACCTCAAATAGCTATAGGCAAAGGTAAAAATAGAAAAGAGTATAAAATTGACTACTTAGTTTATATAACTTTTAAAAGTTTAATCCCAGAAAATTTATTTATAGTACACAAAGATGGTAATATTTTAAATAACAATAAAAATAACTTAATCTTAAAAACAGTTTTTCAAATACATAAAGTAAGAGAGAAATTTTTTGTACCTATAACAGATTACCCTTCATATGTAATAAATAAAAAAGGAATAGTACTTAATATAAAAACTTCTGATAAAGTAGCTTGGACATATTCTATAGCTAATAAATGTATTGCGATCAGATTATGGAAAAATAATACAACAAAATTATTTTATCTATACAGATTGGTAGCATTACATTTTATTCCTAACCCTTATAATAAACCTTATATTAATCATAAAGATGGCAATCGAATGAACCTATCACTGTATAATTTGGAATGGGTCACTGCCAATGAAAATATGAAACATGCCGTTAAAACTGGATTAGCTAAAGGTCTTTTTGAAACAGGAATAAACAATAGAACAAGACATTTAAATAAACAAATTATATGAAATCATTTTCTCAGAATCAGGAAGACTTATTCATAAAAAACTATTTTGGTGATTTTAAAGGTACTTTATTATCAATAGGCGAAAATAATGGTTTAGATTTTTCAAATGCTCGTTTACTTATTGAGAATGGATTTTCAGCACATTTAGTTGAGCCCTCGAGCGTTTTCTATGACCTGAAACGGCTTTATCTATACAATGAAAAAGTACAATGCTATAATGTAGCCGTTGGCATAGAACAAGGAATTGTTGATTTTTATGAGTCTGGCGCTCATGTTCCAAACGGTATAGATAAAGCCCTGGTATCAACATTGAACTTCAACGAAACACAGCGTTGGTCGAATGTCGATTTCCACAAAATAAAAGTGAATGTCGTTCCATTTGCCTTCCTGTGGGAAATGACTGATTTTGCTCAATTAGACTTTATTTCCATTGACGCGGAAGGCTATGACCTGGATATCTTGGAACAGATCGATCTTGCGGCCGTAGATTGTAAATGCCTGATCATCGAACACAATAGTAACAAAAACTTAATAGATGCCTACAAAGGTTACTGCCGTAACTTTGGCCTTGTAAGTGTACTTGAAAACGCTGAAAATATAATTTTTATACGATGAATAAACATCTTGTTATTGGCCTTGGTGAAATAGGCCGGGCCATTCAATCTATCCTGGAATGTGATGGAGCCGATAAAGAAGGAACCGACGGCAATTATGAAATCCTTCATATCTGTATTCCTTACAATGGTTTATTCATCGAAACGGTAAAAAATTACCAGGTTAAACACCGTGCTGAACTTACTATCATCCATTCTACCGTTCCGATTGGTACTTGTAAAATACTTAATGCGGTATCATCTCCCTGCCGGGGCGTACATCCCTACCTTGAAAAAGGAATACGCACTTTCGTTAAATTTTTTGGTGGTGTGGAGGCTGAAAAAGCATCTAAGTTTTTTGCTGTATACAATATCAAAGTAGCTTGTTTTCTCGATTCAGAATCGGTTGAAGCCATGAAATTATGGGATACCACAATTTACGGATTAAATATTTTACTGGAAAAAGAAATACACCGGTTTTGTACTGAAAATAATCTTAATTTTGATACGGTGTACACCTTGGCAAATGCTACTTATAACTCCGGATACGCATTGCTTGGAATGCCTCAATTTAAAAAATATATTCTGAAACATAGCGAAGGTAAAATAGGTGGGCATTGCGTTCTTCCTAACTGTGAACTTTTAAACTCGTGGGTAAGTAAATTAATAATCGAAAAACAATGAAAATATTATTCCTGGTAAAAGCCACCTCAGAGTATGGTGACAGTATTTTACCCTCAAAATCCGGTTTGAGAAACTCTGCTCGCTTTGTTATAGACGCAATTAACCAATTCGCAGGGGTGGAAGCGTCCCTCGAATTTTGCATAGACGGGAATAGTATTGATAAGTTTCTTTATAAAATAAAACCCCAAATCTGTATCATTGAAGCGATTTGGGTTACTCCTGCCAAACTCCGGGAACTGATCGGTTTATACCCGCATATTCGTTTTGTGGTAAGGATACATAGTAAAACACCTTTTTTAGCCATGGAAGGAAACGCTATTGAATGGATCCGTGAATATGCCAAAGAAGCTATTGTTTCTTTTAACTCGGTGGATACAAGCAGTGATTTTGCTCAGATCGGTATACAAAATACTTATTTACCCAACATTTACCCTAATATTCGTTACGTGGGCTGTAGCGAAATAGAAAAAAGGCGTACTTTTTACCGAATCGGTTGTTTCGGTGCTGTGCGTCCCCTTAAAAACCAGTTAGCGCAAGCAATGGCGGCAATCATGTTTGCAGAAAGTCATCGCGCTTCCGTTCATTTCTATATTAACTCAACACGTGTTGAGCAGCGTGGGGACAGCGTATTAAAAAATATCCGGGCGTTATTCTCTGGCACTCGCCACAAGCTTATTGAAATCGATTGGCTGGATCATAGTGATTTTATCCAGTTGATTGCTAAAATGGACGCTTGTATGCAAGTGAGTTTTACAGAAACGTTTAATATCGTAACCGCAGACTGTATTGCAGCGCATGTTCCGGTAGTAGTGAGCAAAGAAATCAACTGGTTGAATTGTAGGAAAGCAAACCCTACATCTGAAAGCCATATCGCAGAAGTCCTCGACTACGTGATCAAAAGAAAAGTAGAATTGGTAGAGGATAATATCCAGGACTTAGCTACCTATAACCATACCGCTATTTTAACGTGGTTCAGGTTCATTAACAGAGATTAAATGCGTGTTCACTACATACAGCCCTACCGCGCTGATAAAAATATTGGCAAAGCGATTAATGATGCTATAGAGCAAATTTGCCCTTTCCTGGATGATTGGTTGTGCCTTACAGATCATGATATGATGTGGCTATTACCAGACACTAAGGCGCATGTAGAGGAAATTTTGTATACGACGGAATATGACGTATTAGGTTGTATGACCAACCGCCTGCGGTCACCTGAACAGCTTGTCGGCGGTCGTTTCAATGAAGATGACCGGATCAGGGAACATATCCGGATAGCGCAGGAATGCTGGAAGAACGCCGGGCCGATGGTTGTAGGCGCACGGGGTGTAATGGCAGGTTTCCTATTATGTTTCCGATTACACGTTTGGGAGGTAGTAGGTGGCTTTGTCGAAGAATCGCTTGCCTTTGACCGGTTATTTGACTTCGAGGCCCGGAAAATGGGTTTTAAAGTTGGATTAATGAAAGGCATTTATGTATTTCATAGCTATAGGCTTTGGAGCAATCATCCGAAAACTGAATGTAAACATTTAATAACTTAAAAATATGGAACAAAAATTAGTAGACAGTATCTTGTCCGAATTTGACAAATTACCACACGGGGAACAAGTGGATTTATTTCTTCAAATCAGAAGCGGACTTTTAAAACTCAGAGAAGTACGTAGAAAAACTCATTTGGAGGGTCTTGACGTAGCTAAATGTAATATAGAAGCCTTAGACTCAGGTGATACAATAATTATCAGTCCTGATTCAATTAAGGCTTCTTAATCTTCTTTCAAACTTTCAAAATAGCTTTTAGGCGCAGCAGGCGGTTGCTGTGGTCCGGATGATACCTGGACGTGCGCACTACCCTGCTGCACCTTTCCGTCGAGAATATCTTTCATCGGTGTAATGGTGATCGGTACCCATATCTGGTCCATACCAGGCTCGGAGCTACGTCCCCAACGCTTCACCTCGCGTTTTTCATTCGGTGTCAGATCCCATGATTTATCTAGCCATTCCGCCACCGTTTTCATATCATCATTAAGTTCCGGTAAGCCCAGAAAGTCTTTCTCCACGATATAAGTCGCCTGGCTGGTATTGTACGGTTTGCAAATGAATGAGGTTACACCTTTTGAGAATTTCCGACATATCGGCGCAATGGCATTATAAGCGAGTTGTCGGTTGGCAACCGGGAGGTTATTGTATGTTGCGGTATCCTGATTTCTGAACTGAAGGGGAACGTGAAACCCACGGTAAATATCGTCTGCCTTAGCGTCTGACAATTCAAGTAATTTTAGGTCGGCGATCGGAAGACCTATTTGGGTCCATTTCAACGGAATAGCAACCGGTACGATCCGGTCCAGTTTATCCGTTGAGTTATACGCATCTTTAAGAGACTGCCCGGTTTGGGCTATCTGCGTTTCTTCCCATACATCCTCTTTATTCTCCGGGTTCAGCAGACCTATCGTACCACCGTTCTTTACCTGTTTATCCGCTTCTCTGTCCGTATTCCGCAGGATATCCATAGAGTACAGATACGCTCTGAGTGGCGGGATACCAAAACGTTGAGAGCCAGCCGGATCGTAGCGGGGGTTTAGTGTTTTGATATGTTTAATTTGATTGGCGGGGAATTTTTGGTTTTGCAAATAATTGGTCATCTGATAAGAGATGATTGGATCCATAAAGGATTGTCCGGCGGTGATTGTCATGTCAGAGGGTACTCCCCAGAGCTCGGACCAGCGGCCAGCAGCACGGTCCTGGTCATTGCCAGCATTTCCATAGATGTACGCATTACCGCGAAGTAAGAGAAGCGCGGCCTGCAGTTCCCAAAAGTCATCTCCCTCCGTTTCCGAGTTCGGATTTTCCAGGAGTTTTTCAATTTGTTGGTGTGATACTTCTTCCAGGGCTTTTGCTTTAGCAAGGAGGGCAGGGCCTAAAGTGTCGGCATTTTCAGATAGTTGCAAGTATTTTTTGTACTCTTTTACATTTTTGACACGGTAGATAATCCATGGACATGCAACGAATTTCTTGACAATCAGATCGACGCATTCATACACTGCGCCTACTTGTTCAAAACCCCTTACGGTGTAATCATACTGGTTAGCGTTGATGGTAACCTGGACGTTGTTGAGCAGTTGATTAAGGTTTTGGTTGAATTGGTTAACTGTGATTCCCGACACTTGTTCGGTAACTCTTTTACTGATAGCCTTTCCGAAAAAGAAATCGATTAATCCCATGAAAACAAATATAAAAATTAGTTTCGCATATAGGTGAAAAAATTTTTCCGGGAAATTTTAGATAAAGGACCCGAGTCTGTTTGCTTCCAAGGCGCTCGGGATTCCTTCATAAAATACAAATATAATAAAAACCGCCGAAATCCTTATGTTCCGGCGGTCTTTTTCAACATGAAGAACTTCGTTCCTGCTAAGGCTGTAAATATAATAAAAATAATTTCCATAAGAGCCGGTTTTTGCTCAAATATTTTTGTAGATGGGGTCTGCGCCGGGCAATTTTACAAGTTTGTCCTTTTTGTTTTAATGGATCCTTTGAGATATTACTTCTTTGATTATCAACAAATTAAATTAAAAATGTTGATAACTTTTGCAACAAAACACTTGACAAATACGTAAAATGTCGTATCTTTATATCAACAAAAAGAAACAAGATCATGAAAAAATCAAACATCATCTTAGCTGCCTTCATAGTGTTGGCCGTTATCACATTCGTAGCAATCGCATTCCCCTCATTAGTTCATAACATCATTCAGGATGCTATAACAGCGCGTTAAACCTTTAAAACTTAAAAACATGAAAACATTAGAGTATCTAAATAATCAAACCGGAAATCATCATTTTAACTTTGACGGTACAATCATCGTGTTATGGAATAGCGGTCGTTCGTTGCTCAGTCTTAATCACTTTGAGCAACGTTATGACTTTCGATCAAAGATGTTTGATGAAGGTAACGTAGAACAAATGATTGCTTTTATTAGAGATAATGAAGCGTTCATAGAACAGTATATTATAACTGCTATTGCTGCAAAGAACCTACAAGACAGTTATTCAAACATGCCTGTTAAACATCTTGTATCGGTTACTGAGGACGGCGAAGTATTGATAACTAAGATTGACTTATCACGTGGTTACGTATCGGTAACTGCTGATAGTGTTCGTCCTGAAAAATACGCCGATTTAATAGCATGGAACAAAGAAAGTTACATTGATATGTTTATGAGTGAAGAGGGTTTATCTAAACGCGCTGCAAGCGCAAAAGTTGCTGAAATACTTCGTTATGATGGTATTGAAGGGATTGCAGATATAAGCCTGTTTAGTGATTATTTCACTTATAACCGCTCAGATTATTACTTCAGTTCATCATCATGTGGATGTTTACATGATGAAGTTTTAGCCGCTCATCCTGAATTAAAAGCATTAATTGACCTTCATATAAAACCGGTTACAATGGATTCAATTTATGAATATTCAAAGATAACCGCCGATAATGACTACCATAATTCAGTATTAGCCGCAGGATTAAAAATTATCAAAAACCGTAAACTGATTAAGGCGTGAAAATCGTGCGTTACCGGCCCTTATAGGTCGGTAGGTTCAGTAAAACTTAAAAACATGAAAACTTTAAAACTACAAATCAAAAACGTATATGGTAATGACTTAATTTATCCTGTATGTGATCAATCAAAACTGTTTGCTCAATTATTAAACAAGAAAACATTCAGCCATATGGATTTATGTTTGATTGAAAGATTAGGGTATTTAATCACTTATTAATATGAAACTATACACTCCTGATCAAATCTTTGACATTATCGGCTCTGTAACCTGTCAAAGCGATCTTATCGAAATTGAGCACTATGTTCTTAGCAATCAAACCTCATATCCTGGCTATTTAGTGGATATGTGGGAATTATGTATTAATGATCTTTATTCAGTATTAAAATGAAAACTTTACAACAAGGAAAAATTGAAAAAACATTATCTGAACTATTCAGATATAAAGAAGGCATAATGACCCGCCGGGCACATATGGAATTTCTTAAAAATACCGGCGGTCGCGTTGAGTGCACTCAACGCCGTAACTACGTAGCAGAAGAAAAAGAGCAAGCATACTTAAAACGTAATGCTTTTAACATTCCTTTTGGTAATGAAAACCATCCTTTAACTAAAGCTTATAATGAAAGAAAAGCTTTATTAGCCGCCGGTTTTTATATCACTGAATACCGGGCTTACAGAAAGGATGAAGAATGTTTTCACAACATACTTAAAACTGAATTTGATTATTTTAACTCATTATGAAACACCCAAACGAAGCGTTTATAAGCATTAATATCCGGTCAAAGTTGCTGAATAACGCACAAATTGCGGAAAAACTAGGCTTAAAACCGAAAAATTACTATGATAAACTAAACGGCCGTGGCAAAGCTAAGCCTTTCACCGCCGCCGAATTAATTAACATTGAAAACATTATTAAAAACGATTTGAATTTATGAAAAAAGTAACTCAGCAAGACTGTTTAAACGCAACGTTAAAACAAGTCGAATATCTTTTAACCGATTGGAAAGGTAACATTAAAAACTTTGAAACTGTAAAAGAAGATATTTTACAACGTATAAAAGACTCTAATTATTTATATGTTCACAAAGAATTAACAGCTTAATCATTTATCAAACTAACCGCCGGTTGATCCCTTTCAATCGGCGGTTTTCGTTTCCAACCGACCGCAAACTTCCTTTCAGGCCTGCCGAAATGCCGCTGTATAGCCTGGGCAATCGTATCCGCTAAATCCTGTTTGGCCCCGTTTGGGAACTTTAAAATTCCCTGATCGCTGTCATAGTAGATTTTTTCAAGTATTGAGGCACGAACGAACACTAAACCGGCCTCCGCTTTCGGTGTCGCATCCCGGGCACGGGCCAGCTTGTCACTGTTTACCTGAACCTCAACAGCAGGTATACCGGCGGTTAATAGCGTTTGCTTGGCTGATTTGCCGGACGCTTTCGCCTCGATATAGTGCGGATCCGGGAATAATTTCATCGTGTTGATTAAGTCCGGAAACTCTTTATGAAACCAACGAACGTCGGTTATATACATTTTTCCCTCAAACATCCCGCTAACAACCGCCGCCGAACTCGCGTTTTTCAATTTTTCCGTATACGCGGTGTCCCAGTCCGTCCCGTAATTTTTCATTTGACTAACGGGCGGCATATCTTTGTCAGCAACAGGTACGAACCACTTCTGCCATACGCCGCCGCCCTCCGGTGCCGGATCCTGATCCATTTGCCCGGCAAACCCGTACGAACCGAGCTCAATTTTTGCGTTCTGCAGCACTTCTTCGTTCAAACGAACGGGGTCTAATAGTCCGTCCTGGTAGTATTGGACCAACTCCGGCGGGTAAACTTTCGGCGACGAACGAACCGGCAAACAGATATGTTTGATCTTGCGACCTTCCTGGTCCCGTTGGCGAAGCCATACCCCCGCCGGGTCCAATTCATTCAAACGCTGCATAACCATGATTGTTAGGGTTACGGCCTTATCTACCTTTCTGGTAGATAATGTCGTATTCACGAACGCCGCCGCCGCTGGCAAATCAGCTTCAGATATAGATTGTTTGGTGTTCAGCGGGTCATCTATTATAATAAGATGCGCATGGATACCCATGACCGTACCACCGACGGACGTAGCATAACGTTCCCCGTTCATGGTGTTTTTATAGTTGTTTTTATTGTTCTGGTCCGCACGAATTTCTACTTCAGGGAAATATAATTTGTATTTGTCGGACTGAATAATGTCCCTGGAACGAACGGCATGATCTTGGCTCAAATCGCCTGAATAAGAGGCGCTGATGATGCGCAAGGTTTGGTCAATAGTCCATGCCCACGCTGGCGCCATGACGGTGATTATGGTTGATTTTAACGAACCTGGCGGTACATTGACCAACAGGTCATATAATTTTTGTTCACGTGGCTTTTTTGGCATTATAAAACGAACGCCCTCAAAAACCGCCGGGCGCTCTGGCAAACGAACGACCCGCATGATTGCTTCCTGCACTTCATTGCAAATGTATTCGATATGCCAGTTCCAAACCGGATCCTCAGGGATAATCACATCCCAAAACTCCTGCACAAATTCATATAACGAACGACGGCAAAGCTCAGCTATTGCTTTTGAGGCGTTTATTTGCATTCTTAATCTCTTTTAAGGCTTCATCGGAGACCTCTGTATACTCGATATAGTCTGAAGCATTTTGATTGATCTGGTGGACTTGCTGACGTTCTGCAAGGCCGGTTTCACGTGCAATAAGGTTCTCTTTTAGGAATCCTGCTGCGGCGGCGGTGAATTTTTGAGTGAATATAGTATCATAAATGTTGGAGATGACCCGAGAAAAATCTTTACTTTCTTGATCGTCACGACCGGCGCAAGTATTTCTAAATTGCAGCATAAAATCTTCATTCACATGTAAAAATAAGCATAAACCCTTGATTGTGAATGCTCTCACTTTTGGAATTTCCACCAATACCGCGTCTTTACCTCGATAATCTATTTCAATCAACGGGTTATTTTCACACCAGGTGAAATATTTAACGGATTCCTTCCAAAGCAGTTCTGCATCTGAAAAAAGCTTATCTCGACCATGTTTAGACCTAAATTCCCAAAATCTGTTTCCCGCCGGTGCTGCCATAAAAATTATTTTTATTTCAAATTTAACCAATAAACTTTACAAACCAACCACGATAAGTTGTACCATTTCTTTTAATAATTATTGATGTGGCATAACTTTTTAAAGCTTTACCTAAAGCATTATCAGAATATTTGGGAAATCCTTTCTGAATAAGTTGCTCTTTTATTGATTTAAAAGTACATCGATGCTGATCACTACTTATAAAATATGATTTAAGTAGTTCCAGGTCATTTTCTGATAATTGACCGGCCATTAAGTTTACATTTTCCATAAATCAAATATAAGTAAACTGATGTATACTTTCAAAATAAATTTTGTTTTTATCGTTTTATTAGTATATTTGAATCCCAGCTCTTTAACATTCGTACTAAATTTAGTACAAAAGGTTTACAGGTTTACAGGTTGAAAATCAACATGTAAACCTAACATGTAAACCACAAAAACCCATCCAGCATATAAAATTTCGCAGTTTTTAATCACAAGTTTACAGGTTTACACGTTTTTCCTCACGCGCGCGTATACGCGCGAACACAAGCATTTTTATAATTTATTAAAATTACCAAAACTTTTTTATTTCTCTCTATAGCGCGAGAAAACAACCTGTAAACCTGTAAACCTGTAAACTTATTGCTTTTAGATATATTTAAACACACTTTTTCGGTTTACAGGTTGGTTTACAGGTTTACAGGTAATATTTTATTTTGTATTCTAAATAATACTTTTTACATTAGCAAAATGGACTTAGAACTTATTACAATGGTCAACGAATCTGGCCTGAAAAAGAAATTTATTGCTCAAAAGCTAGGAATAGTACCTAATCATTTTTATCAATGCTTAGTCGGGAACCGCCGGTTATCTGCCCGAAAACAACATGCTCTTCGTAAACTTTTATCAACTGTAAACTAACATGACAACCAAAATTGACCTTTATCCAGATGCCTGGACTACCACCGGTGCCGAAAAAATTACAGTTGATGAGTTTTTAGAAAATATAAAAAACGGTTTTTGGCAGGACCAGGTTTTACCAATACGCGCCGCCGTACAAAAAAACCTTTCCAAAAAACAAATTGATAAGTTAAAAACCTCCATACCTGCCACGACCGCCTCCGGCACTTTCAAAGTACGTAACTCATCCCCTGAAAACCTTGAAAAACATTCGGGCTACCTCGCTATAGACATCGACCATATAACGAATATAAACGCCATTAAAGAACAATTAATTCAGGACAGCCTTTTCTACGCCCTATTCATTTCATGCTCTGGACGGGGCATTTGCGGGCTTGTACGCATCAACCCGAAGGCCCATATTGAATCATTCAACTTTATGTCTGAGCATATGTTCCTTAAATACAACCTGAACATTGATGAAAAATGCAAAGATGTTTCCCGGCTGCGGTTTGTTTCTTACGACCCGGACATTTACATAAATCCAAATTCACAAATTGCTCCGATAAAACCTTCACCAAAGAAAAAAGAAAAACCGAAAAAATACCTCTATACCGATGAAGATTTCCAGCGCATCCTGGAAGATATAAAAACCGCTGAACTGGACCTTACATCAAATTACCAGGACTGGATATATTGCGGGTTCAGCCTGGTTGACAAATTTGGTGAAGAAGGTCGTGAGCCGTTCCACACGATCAGCATGTTCCACCCGGAATATGACCCGGACAAGGTAGACTCGAAATACGACCATCTTTTAAAGTCAAAAACCGGCGAACATACGATAGACTGGTTTTATCATATAGTCGAAAAGAACGGCCTGACGGCTTACGGAAAAGGAACCTCGGACTTTATACAGCAGGAACTGGCAGAAAAAAGGGCATATGACGCTGGTCTCCGTGAAGAACGCCCCTTAACTTATGCTACGCTTGGTACAATCGACATACCGGCCACGGACCCGATCATACAGGTTAAGAACTTTGTACATAAGGCCTATAAGATCCGTAAAAACGAAATGACAGGCTCATTGGAAGTAAATGGAGAAACCCTTGATGATGAGCTATTGAACACGATCTATATTCTTTGCCGCAGTGTAATTGACAAGATCAATGGACGCGACATTATCTATCACGTGCTAGATAGTCGGTTTACGCCCCGGTACCATTTGGTAAAAGATATGATGGCTAAATACGATCAGGAGCCGCCGGAGCAACTACGAGGCCATATAAAGGCCCTGGTCGACACTTTGGATACAGACACTGTTTATGCCCATGCTTTTATAAAGAAGTGGTTGGTAGCCTTGATCGCAAGCGCCTACGGACAACATAGCGTTTTGGAATTGATACTGCAGGGACCGCAGAACTGTGGTAAGACCGAATGGTTTAGAAGGCTACTACCACCTATACTACAGCAATACTATGCGGAGAGTAAAATGGATGAAGGAAAAGACGATCTCATCCTGATGAGTAAAAAGCTGATCATTATGGATGATGAGCTCAGCGGTAAGTCCAAACAGGAAGAACGAAAAATGAAATCGATCTCATCCAAACAAACCCTCGACCTCCGGGTACCGTTTGGCAGAACATCCTCAACACTGAACCGGATCGCAATGCTTGCAGGGACCGCCAATGATGATGAGATTGTGGATGACCCGACCGGTAACCGACGCCGTATAGTGATCGGTATCAAGTCCGTCAATTTCGAGGCGTACAACGCCATCGATAAAGAACTATTGCTGTATGAGTGTTATTTGGAGTATATAGAAGGGTTTAACTACCAGATGACCGCCGAGGACATTGCATTGCTGGAAAGCGGGGGGCAGCAGTTTAAACGGTCTGTGCCCGAAGAAGAATTGCTGGCCAAACATTTTGTACTGCCAGCGGATAAACCGGAGATAGAAGTAACTGAGATGTCCAGCAGCGAGGTGTTTGACTATCTGAAGCAACGCACCCGGCTCAATATCAACAGCAACACTCTGGGCAAATATCTGAAGAAACTTGGCTTTGAGCAAAAGCACCGCAAGACCGGCAAAACAACCATCCGCAAATACCAGCTTGTCCGGATGATCGATATAGATGACAACAAATTAGAAGGACTTATATGATATACAAACTATTCCTGTTCGGCGAAAAGGAGCTTTTCGCCTATACTGAAATCTTCAATGACATGAACCTCAAAGAAGGAGATATGTTCTATTTTGAAGAAAAACGTTACAAAATCCTGCGGATCATCCGCACGTATAAACGTGTCGAGTGGGACGATAAAGGCTACCCGAAGCGTCAAGTCCAGAACGCTACTCAAAAGCAATTTGCTGAACTGGAAGCACCTGAACTGATTATTACGGAGGTACCAGCAACATAAAAAATATTTTTAATAAAAAACTTGTAAATATTAAAAATAAGTTTTTATATTTGTTATGTAACAACAAAGAACATTTAAAACAGGAGGTCCAATGATTAATGGTTCATAATTTGGTTAAGGTTTAGAAAACCATAGCCCGACACCTAACAAGGTTCGGGCTTATGGCAGTAAAAAATCATGAAAAAGATCATTAAAATTACTCTGCTAACAATCGTGTTGTTCGTCACGATGCCGTTAATATTGCTAGGAATATGTCTATTGGCATGTTTCTTTAAGGATGAAACATATTATCATGGTGAGGTGTGACTAACAAGCAGAAGAAAATACGGGCAACCGCTTCACATTGCAGGTATTGCGGACAAGTGTTCCATGGTAAAATAACCGCCACGTTCGATCATTTTTACCCGCTGGATAAAGATGGACCGAACAGACACTGGAACAGGTTTGTAGTCTGCAGACCCTGCAATCAGGACAAAGGAAATAAAATGCCATCAGAGTTTATTCTGCACTTATTAAGGAAGATTAAACATAACAAGGATATTAACACGAAATACTTCACAAGGGCTAGCAAAACAATCGCTAATATGCTGATCATCGAGGA